ATGTGTGGACGTTTTGCACAAGCCCAAACCCGTGAAGAGTACCTGGCTTATTTGGCTGAAGAGGCCGAGCGCGACATTGCATACGATCCTGAGCCAATTGGGCGTTACAACGTGGCACCTGGGACTAAAGTTTTGCTCCTGAGCGAACGTGATGAGCAACTGCATCTCGATCCCGTTCACTGGGGTTACGCACCAGGGTGGTGGGATAAACCACCGCTGATTAATGCTCGAGTAGAAACCGCGGCGACAAGCAGAATGTTCAAGCCTCTATGGCAACACGGGAGAGCAATTTGTTTTGCAGACGGCTGGTTTGAGTGGAAGCGTGAAGGTGACAAGAAGCAGCCCTATTTCATTCATCGTGCTGATGGCCTGCCAATATTCATGGCAGCGATCGGCAGCGTGCCTTTTGAGCGCGGCGACGAAGCCGAAGGGTTTTTGATAGTGACCGCTGCGGCCGATCAGGGGTTAGTCGATATTCACGACCGCCGGCCGCTGGTTCTGACGCCGAAAGCAGCACGCGAATGGATCTGCCAGGATATAGGCGGAAAGGAAGCCGAAGAGATAGCAGTCGACGGAGCAGTATCCGCCGACCATTTCACCTGGCACCCGGTATCGCGAGCGGTAGGTAATGTGAAAAATCAGGGGCCTGAATTGATTGAGGCTATCAAAAGCCTGTAGCTTTGATGACGTCCGGAATGTGCCAGAATCGGACGTTGCCCGCTTAGAGGAAAAGTTAAGCACATTTTAATAACCCTATTCGGTTGTCTAATATGATGTTTTCGGCTATAAATTTGTACCTAAGTTCCAAGTGTTGATGCTTGTGAGGATAGACTATTGAAATCTGAACTTGTTATCAGCCCTTAAGTAAATATGCCATCTATGAAAAACTGTGCTGTTTAAAGAAATTTTGGCGATTAAGTTAAATGGCAGATGTTATGAATTTTAAGACATTAAGAGATAATGATGAAAAGAATTGGATTATTAAATAGCTTGTCGTATGAGGCTATTGAGCTAAAAAACTCACTCAAAAACATGCCCCAATTGGAGGGCTATGAAGTAGAAACTATTGATGACTTTTATCAACAAGAGACTGTATCAGGTGCTATGTGGGGACTGATTAACTTATGTGACGTTTTAGTTGCGTTCGTTAATAAAAATTCCGAAAGCTTGTATTATCAGATTGGGTTAGCCCATGGTGCAGGAAAGCCCGTTGTAATCATAACTAACAACGAGTATTCGTTACCACCAGAGATTAGAGGCCAGAGAATATTAATCATATCGAAATATGATTTTCTTGATAACAAATTTGTTTTTCAGTTAAAAGAAGCAGTTGATGATGCAACAAGAAGAAAATCTGGCTATCTAGGTCCTAGAAGTGAGCACAAAAAATATTCCGCCTCGCATAACTTTCAGCCTGCTGTAAATTTTCGCGATCTTTTTTCCGTGGAAGGTCATAGGCGTGCTCAGTTATTTGAACAATGGCTTGCAGAGAGGGCTGCAGGTATCGAAGGTTGGGAGGTTACTGCATCTGAATCGCTTGATCGTAGAGATGCTGGTTTCGACTTGGTTATTTGGAACTCCCAGGAAGATTCTGAACTTTCTATTTTAGGGAATCCAATAGCCGTTGAAATAAAAGCAATTAACTCAATGAATTTAGCAAACCTTCATCATCTCCTTAAGATAAGTAAGAAGTCAGGAATTAAAGGGTTAATATTAGCTACGACTGGATTAAATGATATAAGAACCAAAAGATTACTCAGCAGACTTAGAATTGAGGAGGGCATCAATGTTATTGCGTTAGACCGAGATGACCTTATAAAGGTTATAAGCCCAAGTGATCTATTATATCTTGTCAAAACGAAAGTTAGAGAACTCTTGTACGGAAAGGAGTTCTAAATGTTTGACTTAAATCACTTCAGAGTATTAATTAATGATGTTGATGCAGCCACAACAAACCAACAAAAAGGTCAGTCTTTTGAGCTTCTTTCTATTTACATATTTGCTCATCTTAATGGGGTGGATATTACTGAGCATGATATTAGGATGCCTTCAGAGGAAATAGACATTGTTCTGTGGAATGCACAGACAGAAGAGATATTAAGACCATGGGATTCAGTGATCCTCGTTGAGTGTAAAAATTGGAGTTCGGCTGTTGGTGCATCGGTATTAGATAATTTTGTGAATAAAGTCCGTAGACGAGCTTTAACAACCGGTATATTTGTTGCTGCCCATGGTGTTACGGGTGGCTTTGTGAGAGGCGACGGAAATGAGCCTGGAGCAATTGGTGTTTTAACAAGTGCTTTACAAGATGGTATTAGAGTTATTGTGATTACTATGGATGATATTCGCTCTTTGACTTCTTTGGATGATATCAGGGCGCTAATAAAAAAACGATACTGCGGGCTTTATGTGCACAAAGTACTTTAAACATAATAAGGCGTAGCTACAGGAAATTTTCCTCCGAACTCATAATTTCTGTAAAGTCAAACGCTCGTTTTTGGATATAATTTATGTGATGGTGGGATGCTAAAAAGTACAGTAGATCATAATGCTGCAGGTTTTTAGGTTCAACTTACATTGGAATAAACATCTGATCCTCACTTTCGAGGATCATCCATTACAAAAAGTAGAAGATTCGATTATAGACAGATCACTGTGTATCAGCCCGCCTTGTGGTGGGTTGAGCTTCTTCCAATGGATTACAACACCTAGGTTTAACTAGCTCTTCATGGTACTGAGAACAATCGCTAATGTCCGCTACTCGCTCTAAGCGGACTGTAGTAACAGCATAACCACTACCCTTAATGGCCGAATCATCTAACTTTGAGCAGGTCACAGAACCTCGTAGTATAGCGCGGGGATAGCATTTCTCGTTTCATCTGCCAGGCAGTCTGGATCCCCTGCCCTGCAAAATACACAGTTCCTCTTCCGTCTTTCGCATTGAGATGGTCGAGAACTTCCATCAGTTTCTCGCTATTCTTCCGTGGTGCGTTGTCGTCGAAGAGGTTGAGCTGCGCCACGCCCTGACTGTAGAAATCCCCCAGCATCACGCCTGCTTTCTGGTAGCGATGCCCGTCTCGCCAGATTGCATCGAGACATTTTGTCGCCGCGGTGATGATGTCCCGGCTATCCTGGGTCGGTGTAAGCAGCTTTACTGATGCATTGTTCCCGTAATACGGCTCGTTAAGCGCAAAGGGGCTGGTTTTGACAAAAGCGGAAATAAATCTGCAATACTGATGTTCGCCACGGAGTTTCTCCGCTGCACGTGAGGCGTAGCTGCATATCGCCTGCCTCATCTCATGGTATTCCGTGATACGGCCGCCGAACGAACGGCTGCACACGATTTCCTGCTTTACCGCCGCGAACTCCTCAAGACCGAGACATGGCTCTCCGCGCAGCTCTCGCACGGTTCTTTCCAGCACGACGTTAAAATGCTTCCTGATAAAACGGATATCGGTATCCGCCAGTTGAAGCACCGTTTTAATGCCCATTGCCTCCAGCTTTTTACTAATACGGCGCCCGACTCCCCAGACCTCATCCACCGGAAGCAAAGCCATCAACTTCCTCTGTCTTTCCAGATTAGACAGATCCACCACTCCTCCGGTCTGCCGCTGCCACTTTTTCGCCGCGTGATTGGCCAGCTTTGCCAGGGTTTTAGTCTGGGCTATGCCGACACCGACCGTGAGGTGCGTCCTGCGCAGAACCGTCTCGCGAATTTCCCGGCCAAAGTCGGTAAGATCGCGACAATTCCGAACTCCTGTCAGGTCGCAAAATGCCTCATCAATACTGTAAATTTCGCAGCGTGGAGAGAGTTCCTCCAGCGTTGTCATCACTCGGTTGGACATATCGGCATAAAGCTCATAGTTGCTGCTAAACGCGATAATACCGTGCCGGCGAAACATGTCCTTTTGTTTGAAATAAGGCTCACCCATTTTGACGAAGAGCTTCGCCTCTGGCGAACGGGCGATCACACAGCCGTCGTTGTTTGACAGTACGACCACCGGACGCCCTTTCAGGTCAGGACGAAATACGGTCTCGCACGATGCGTAAAATGAGTTCACATCGCAAAGTGCAAACATCTCAGCCAGCCGATTTGATAATGTAAGTTACGACCCCGAACACATCGAGAGTATCCTCGCTACCCACGACTATCGGCGAATATGCAGGGTTCATTGGGTTAAGCTGAACCCGCGGATGGAGCTGCAACTTCTTAACGGTAAATTCCCCATCCACAGCAGCAATAACGATATCGCCATGAACCGCTGTCCTTGAGCTATCCACAACCAGAAGATCCCCTTCCCCTATGCCGGCGTCTTTCATGCTGTCGCCGGCGGCTTTGACAAAATACGTCGCACTGGGATGGTTAACGAGCAACTCGTTAAGATCGATACGTTGCTCAACGTAATCCTGCGCAGGACTAGGAAAACCACATTGCACAAGGTCGCTGTACAACGGGAGCAGCATGATCTGACGTAACTCAACGGGCGTGTAGAACTGCATAATAGACTCGCTCACATTTATACTGTTTTTATATACAGTAGTTTCATTCACTAATCTGATCAATAGAGGTTTCAACTATCAATCAGGAGCACAGAGGGGGGAAACCAGTCACCTTTGAGCCCCTGATATTGGTTTCACTTAGTGATTATGTTGTCTATGTGCCAGCTATGAACTATCTTTTCTCAAAACCTGCTACTGCAAAATGGATATAAGATGTCACAGACGGACTTGCTGATTGTTGTTTTTACGCTGGGCATTTTAGCCTTTGGCTATTCCATATGGTTCATTTCGAACAGAATACTCTGCTCAATATTTCATAGACTTAGAAAGAATGTATGAATTGGGATGGTATAGACCCAAATTCGTGGTCCTTGCTCCTCGACGTCGGAAGGTACTTACAGATCATCTTCGCTCTTAACCTATCACATCGGCACCTACTCCATGATGTAACAGCTCGGACCAGAAATATCTGGAAGCTTTAGGCATATTCCTGGAAGATAGACGAGCGCAAAGACGCACACAGCAATGATGTTATGTAGTATTTTCCCCTTGAGTGTGCCTGCTCAGGGGGATTTTTTATCGCCGTATTGTACTGGCAAATATTTGTAAATAGTCTTCACCCCCACGCCTGTCACATCGGCCACACGCGACTGGACAGGCGGTTAGTCCGGTATGTTTCTCGCGCTACTACTGCTTACGTTAACGTCTGGTAATGATCTAGCGGCGCGACGTAAAGCGGCGTTGAAAGCAATTATAGTGACCGGCCGGCGTTGGTACTTCACACGGTTAGAATGGCTCTGAAATAAAAAAACATCTTCTGGATAGCGTTCTCTTCTACGAGCAATGATCCCCTCCACTGGAGGGGTTGATTCAACACGTAGCTCCTTCAGGTGACCCTGTTTTCGTATCAGTATCAAGCCATCATCAATATCATCATATCGAATACTCAGCAGCCTTCCAGCGCTTAAACCTGTGTGAAAAATTAACGCCCACAAGTCTGCCCATGTATCTGAGATGGAAACAAGATTGCTGTTAATAGTTAAAAATTGTTCAAAACTTATTGTTTTCTTACCGTTCACGAACAAACCAAACTGTTTTCAAAACTGAAAGTACTTATTATCTCAAATGTTACATATCACGGGAAGGGCAGGAATCCTTGATCGCGGACGGCAGCAGGAAAGTATTTGTAGATCGTCTTCACCCCCACCCCTATCACATCTGCGATCTGTTGCCGGGTAGCGCCCGTACCCAACATCCTGCGGCATCGCTCCACAACCTCAGTGGTCATTACCCGGCGGCGGCCGCCTACTCTCCCCTGCTCCCTCGCTGCGGCTAACCCGGCGCGGGTACGCTCCACTATCAGCTCGCGCTCCATCTCCGCCAGGGCGCTCATGACGTGGAAGAAAAAGCGGCCTGCAGGCGTACTGGTATCGATGCTGTCGGTCAGGATTCTTAAATGAACGTGCGAATCCATAAGTCACGACCCTGGCAGCGATTGCGCCTTCCATATTTTTAACAATAAGGTGTACTGCTTCTAACCACTGTATGTGGCGAAGCAGTAGTTATCTAACAACATTATTAATTATTTAACTAGAAAAGAGATATTTTTATGCGTGGTTAATGGGTTTATCCGCAGCCATAACTTATTGACATTGATTTGTACATTTTTAATTTTGATAACTTATTTTAGGCTTCTCAAATGATATGAATGATTAATTATTAGTCAATAATATCACATTCAGATCGTCGAATTAGATATTCCCGGAGTTCTAAGCCATATTTTAAAAAAGTATAAATATTATAAGTAAGCCTCGGAATCAGAGGATTTTATTGAAACCACTAGCACTATTATAGAAATTAATTATTTCCTACCATGTAATTACTGCTCTTTTCCAAACCGTCTTACCTTTTTTTTCTTCTTTAAAAATCATGATTTTTTTCATAACAAAATAAAAAACAAGAGAACACGCAGCTATAGAAATATATGCACCGATACTTAAAGATACCATAAACACTATCAATATTCCAAAAATCGCTACTAGTAAAGACGCGCAGATAGACACTAAATTGATTCTTTTGCGTGCGTCTTTTGATACATACCCTTTAACCTTAAATGCATGGCAACTGTGGCATTGGTCCTTATCAATTAAATGTACATCACAAAATGGACATTTTTCATCGCTTGTTGTCATTTATTCTAAGTCTCAACATAATAGTAATCACTCATCCACAACCGTCCTTGGCAAGCGCTATTAATAACAGAATGTACTTTAATTTTTTGCTGTATTGTCTCAACTCCCTCAACAATTATGAAATTGCAGTGTGATTTTACTTCATTTAATATCTTAAAGAAGTTACTCTCATCCTGTATTTCCCAGAAATAATCCTTATCGATTTTTATACATTCAAAATCAAACATCTCAATAATCGTTAAACTTGTTAAGCCCCTCCCAAAATCATCCAGCCATACTGGACACAACTTTGAAAGACGCTTTAAGTCACCCATACAACATTTAGTATTGAATTCATGAAAATCCTCGTTGATCTCAAAAGCAATGTTTTTTTGCTTTTTTAAGTAATCACCAATATATATATCATTCAAAATATAATCGCTAATAACACTGTCAACATTCAACGAAACTGGCTTGAACTTCAATTTGGATGTGTCAAGTTTTTCAATTATCAATATCTGTTTGTTAAACACATCGATTTTTCCTTTTTCGCTTAGTGAACTGAAGCAAAAAACACTTTCATTAGCATGACAATCATTAGCATTCTTTTTATTAACACTTTTCGTGAGGATTTCCCAAGAATGGATAGAACCATCAACTTTGTAAGATGGTTCTAAAACAAATCTACAGGATTCTATTTCCACACTGTTCTTCATCATAAAAAAACACCGGGACTAGGAATAATCCTAATCGTGTCATAATTAGAAATGAAAGAGAAATAGTTTAAAATGATCGATAACCACCTAACGATAGATGAAACCTATCATATTGAATAAATCGATCGATTATTCAAATCAAATGAATGTAAAGGTAAAAATAGAAACACTATTTCATTATTAAAGCAAATGAAATCATATAGTTATATAGAGATAATGATTTAGTGGCGGATATTAGACGTTAGTAGAGAAGGTGTCTGTGGTTCCGAAGAAACTTATCCGTATTGGCAATGCCGATAACAAATTATCTTAAATATTTATATATATAAAATCGTGAGAAAAGAAATTATATCATCTTCGATTAGCCGGCATGCAATATCCATTCTTCCCTTTACGTTTAACTTCATATAGCATTTCATCAGCCTCTTTGATCCACTCGATGATTGATTCTTTATTTTCTGCACAAGAAATACCGATACTGACAGTACAGTACATATCTTTGTGAGAAGGCAATGAAAGATCTTTGATTTTTTTCTGAATTAAATGAACCATATCTATAACAAGCTTGCTATTACTGTTGTTAACAATAATAGCCAACTCATCGCCACCAAATCTTGCTGGCACATCCTTCTCGCCAGCGCACTCTCGTAATATTGTTGATATACGAGATAAGACCGCATCACCTACTTCATGACCATAGGTATCGTTAATATTTTTAAAATTGTCAACATCAATGAGCATAAGATATGAATGAATTCTTTTTTTACGCGTACCATGAAAAGCACTTTCCATTTTCTGCTCAAAAAAACGGCGATTTGGCAGTTCTAAACCAGGATCCATCAGAGCCTGTTTTTCCAGTAACTCCCTTCTTTTCCTCAGTTTTATAGATAAATGCCTTGAAACCACACTCAATACTATGGGATAACAGGTTGCCAAGGGTAAAGAAAGTAATACTGTTCGGGTACTGAATTCTATAGTACATCTGAAATCATTTGCTAACCAAACTACCAGGAAACTAATAATCATCCAGGTTAATGCTGGTTTTAAAATTTTCCATCCGCCAGCAGCATAGCGATCGGCTATTTGAACGGAGATTATAAATAATGATGGAATTGGGCTAACTTGCATTACGGCTATCCAGATACCAGCCCAGAATGAATCGAGTATCATATTCTTTTTTTCTGTATTCAGCATATCCTTCGACATCAAGCTTGAAAGATAAGCAACCGATGGCCAGATGAGTGCATTCATAAGTAATAGGGCTGTCGTTATTTTTTGATGTGACTGTTCCTGGAGGACTGAATATATAGGAATAAAGCAAAGAACGACTCCTGTCTGACGTAAAAAATACACTCGCTTAATAAATGATGAATTTCTATCAGAGATGTACTTTTCATCTGCGAAATTTTTAAACATAGAAAGCCTATTATAAATTACTGGAAGCCGCCATAAAGTTAAACTACTAGGCTATAAGATAAAACTGCCTAATATTACAAGATTATAACACTGATGTAAAAATCACAAGATTGCACTTCAATTAAAGATAAACGTATCAATAATAACATTTTGCATCCATTTTTTTGACACTATCTGGTAGAATTCTTGTCTGCTTTAAGCAAACTATTTAGTATCATCTCCTTAGGTATCAAATATCAACAGGATTTAGCACCGTTGCATTATTAATTTTGGTAGGCTTTGTATAAAAAAATACAACATCTGCCCAGTAAAATTTCACTTGAACTTACTTATCGCTTACTGGAGATGGTTCTGCGATGTGCATAGCAATAAATGTCGTTTCAGTTGCCCCGACAAGTGGCTTCGGGAGATTTTTTTAGTTTATCAACCAAAAGGCAAATATCATGGAAGCGCCCACGGACTATTAACTAGCTCACCAGTTTTTGAAACGCAGTAAGCCGGTCTGTCACAAGTGAGGATATACGCGCAGGCCCCGCGTCAGCGTTGAGGTGGATACGGGAAGGGTTAATATCACCTTCCGTCATCAGGAAGTTGCTGCTGTTAAACTTCGTCCATCCGCAATCGGCGTTCAGGTCAATCAATGGGAAACCGTATCGCAATGCCACGGCGCGAATCGCTGCAGCATAATCTGAAACCCGCCCATACTGATTCGTCTCCCCATCAACCCACGCCCCCGTCCTTCCTGAATCATAGTCGCCGTTGAACGGCGTGGCCCACAGGATAGGTTTTGTTGGGGCCCGCGCCCGCAGTTTCTGAGCGATGATGTTCAGCGCGCCGTAAACGGTTGTATTCACTGAGTCGGTGATACTTCCAATCGGAATATTTTGCGCCCAGTCGTTTGTTGCCCACGGACCGCAAATCCACGCCGCCGCCGATGTATCCAGAGCATTAATTCGCACATCGTCGCACATGCTGATTTGCGTTGAGGAGCTATCCGGTTTGGCTATTTTCGAACCACCGACCCCGTGATTCAGAAAAGTGCAGCCCAGTTCTGCCGCGACAAGAGGTTGCCATTTGTTATAAGCAACGTTGCTGTCACCCATCACATCGATGACTTTTCCAGACCACGGACTGACCGTGCTACCACCGGGAACAACAACATATTTTTTGGCAATAATGGGGACGGCGATACGGGTGGTGATCCCGATTTTGGCGGTGCCGGAAGGAGGTGTTAGCTCGTAATCGGTGTAGTCCACCGATTCTGTAGTACCGTTCCCTTCGGTGCCGATAACCGTCCCGACACTGTTCATATACACCGCGAGTGAAACTCCACTGCCGTTAACCCTCGCTGTGACTTTCCAGCGGTCTCCTGCTGTGTAATTAAAAATTGCACAGTCAAATGCAGCATTTACCACCACACTGCCATCAGCACGGTTTATATATGCTCCTGAGGTAATCGTGACGTCCTGTTTAATAAAATCATATACAAGAGAGTCCTCTATTGTCTGTACCCTGATATCCAGAGAATCGATCGATGCCAGAACTGTGGCCGTCTCAACGACAGCAAGTTTTTTAACAGCAATTTCCGCAGAGTTACGACCGGTTATACCGATCTGTGTTGTCCCGGCAGGAACGTTCAGACGATAATTTGTATACTGTTGCGGGGTTGCCGTTCCCCGCCCTTCAACACCCAATACCATCCCGGCGCTGTTCATGTACACGGCCAGAGCAGTCGCCGATCCTGTCACAAGGGCGGTCACCAGCCAGCCATCCCCGTCGGAATGCGGAATGATTGCGCAGTTCAGCGCAGAGTTATCAGTGATGGCCCCTGTAGTTGGGTTGATAAATTTCCCGACTTGCCAGGCAGCTGCATAAGCATAACCAACAGAGATAGCCCCCTGCAGCGCATCGACGCGTGATGTTAACCCCGATATACCGGTTGATATGACGGCTGACAGATAAGTTTTATCCGGCGTGGCGCGAACAAAATCAGGCTGAATAGCCCCCAACGCAGCAGCATAAGCACCGACCTTAAATATCCCTGCCGTAGTATTTTCAACCCGGATCCTGACGTAGGATGCGCCGGATGGAATGACATCTGTGATAACCGGCGTATTTATACCGGCGGCCAGAGCAAGCTGTGATTTAGATGAAATAACAGCGCCAGCGGTGGACATCCAGAAAATATGGAACATAGCACCGGCATCCTGGAACCACGCCAGCACGGAAAAGGTTAACTTATCACCAACCCTTACAGGCAGGCGGGCAAGGTCATAATATTTATCTGCAGACCATACGCCGGAATACTGTGCCACTGGAGTCGGTAACGAAATATTGGCATCAGTAGTGCTGAAGGTGATCACTGCTCCGCGATACCAGTCCCACGCACCGAATTTAGGATCATTTGCTGAATATTCATTCAGAGCATCAAACAGAATGTTCGCCCCGCGTAGCGAAGAATAAGATGGCATTTTCCGCCCGGTAGGCTGCAGCGTACCGGCGTTATTGATCACTTCTACAGCTAACGCGTTGTCATCCGGGCTACGGTAATACGTGGTCGACCCCACCGGAATATTCGCGATATCCGCCTGCGCCGCTGCCAGCGTCTGGTATTGCTTACTGAGCGGGATCAGGTTCTGCCTGACCTCATCGTTTTTCGCCATCATCTGGCGCCAGGTATCGAGTGGTTCACCGCCGCGGTCGTCAACCGTTCCGGCCGGACCGTTAACCAGCTCGTCAGCGCGCTTAACGTTGTCCATGAATATTTCCGGCGTCGTCGTGCCCAGTGGCGGGTTAAGTTCGGCCATGTTTTTTGCTCCAAAAAGAGGCTTCGCTCAAACGAGGGTTTGAGCGAAAGTAAAGTTGAAAGGGATTTTTTTGGTATTAAGCGACGTCGCCGGGGTATGTGGCGTCGTCGTACTGGTAGAACGATTCGAGGTATTCTTTAGCGGTGACCTGACAGGTTCCGTCTGACTGCGGGGCGATCTCCTCTACAATGGCGTCGTAGACGTGGCGCGTTGAGCCGCAGAACACCAGGCGGATCGGCTCGATGGTTGCCGACGACAGGTCAACCTTCATCGGGTCATCAAACTCGCTCAGGTGCGGGACTGACAGCTGAAAATCACCCGCCCTGCTCGCCACCATCAGCCCGGATGCAGAGCCATCCTGATAGCGGATCAGCGCTCGGGAATTTTCGAAAGACCAGTCAAGCGGCTCCGTAACGGTGAACGTTGTCACGCCACCAGCCGTTGTCATCGCCTCCACCAGACAGGAAATCGTGTTGTTACCCGGAATATCATCCGTGAGCACAATGCGATCGCCCGTGTTGTAGCACAGCGCGTCCAGCTCGGTAGTGGTCTGGAACGTCACCCGCTGCTGCAGGTATTTCATCAGGCGACGCATGCCGATCTGGTAGGCGTGATCCTGATTCAGTACCCCATCGAGTTTGTAGTTCTCGATTTTCACCGGCGTGGGATTGTCCGGCGTCCTGCATTTAACGGTCTCCTCCGCCCAGGTAGTCCCGTTGATGTATGTCACGTCGACGCCATCAAAATCATCGTCGGACGGTACGGTAAATCCGCTCTGCAGCTCCTCCACCATCTCATGCGGAGTGATCACGCCAGTCCAGGGCTTAATCCCCTCACGGTTGACCGTCGCCAGGCCATCACTCAGCAGAAAACGTGACTTCCCGGCATTGGCTATCTTCTGCAGCATTTCCAGCGCTGAGATACTGTCGCCGGTAGCAAAGTCGAAATACTCGCCGCGTGGCGTCCAGTATGCAGACTCCAGCACGTTGATGGTGTCGACATCCATCTCCAGTCCCAGCGAGTTCCCGACATGCAGCAGCGCCCCAGAAATGGTTCTGGCCGTTCCTGAGTCATAGGCCCGCGTGGCCACAACGTTTACGCGGCGGTCCGACTGAGCCGCCAATTTGCCCCCCGTCTCAACGGTCACCGCCATCAGCGACACGCCGGGATAGGATGAAGGGCGCGTCAGTAGTCGCCCGCGCAGTGCCTGCCAGTACATCGAATCCCTGGCGTTGTTTGAGCCCTGCTCATTGCGCCGGCGACAGCGAACCTCTACCAGCCCTGGTGAGCTGAGGGTGATCCGCTCAGTGAATCCCAGCCCGTTGACGTTTTTAAGCGCATACTCTCCCTGGTGACTCACCCACCCCGATCCGGAACCGTAGACGCGATACTGAATCTCCCACTCAACATGCCGAAGCCGCTTTTTCCCCTTGCTGTCAAAGCCACAGATGCCGTTCGGGAAGGAGAAATTCACCTCGAACATATCGACGGTCTCATTTTCAGGGCAAACCAGGAACGGCCCCAGCCAGCTCAACGTGTCGTTAAGACCAGTGGCCTCATAGTCGATCATCGTCCGGGCGGAGAATCCCGGCCATGACTCATCAACGGCACCGGAAACCAGGCGCGCCACCGTCGCCGTCGTGCCGTCGGCAGAGACAATGCGGTACTCATTCCCGCGGTGAGCAAGTGAAAGCCGTTGCACCCCCTCCGGCATGCCGGAAAAGGCCGTTCCCGTGGCAGAGTTATAGGCGAGTGTCACATTCGCCGTTACCGCCGGGCTGCCGCCGGTTGATGCCGTGCCGGAGGTGTAAACCGGGGCATCACCGAAAACAGCTGCTGGCAGTGAAGAGGACGTGATCGCCCCACCCGCGAACGGACTGGCCGACTCGGTTATCAGTACGGTGCCGCCGTTGTCCTGCGCAACCAGGCCGGAGCCGGTGAGTCCCTCGGTGATGGCCGCCAGCAGTCCCGACATCGAGACGTAGTTAGCCACCAGCGACACCGGGTAGGTAACCCCCTGCCAGGTGATCGTGAACGTGCTGGAGCTGGTCGAAAAATCGTAGGTGGTCGGGGCCGCACTGGCCTGGACTTTTGCCGCGCTCCCCCCGGTGCCGGGCACTGCAGCCTGACCGGGGGTATATGACGCGATAAACAGATCGTAATCGACAGAGTTAAACCCCAGCGTCACCGGCATACCTACTACCGGCGCGATCTCCGTCAGCAGCGGGCTTGCGATAACGCTGTATCCGGCCGCCGTGGTGATCTGGTAGTTCGCCGGGGCTTTAAGTTCGACCACGGCGCCAGCGACCCAGCTGGGCGGCAGTGCGTTATCGTTCTCGTCATTATCGTCATCATCCGTGTCCAGCCCCGTAAACGTCACGCTCGATCCGGAGACGGTCATGCTGTCTGCGATAATGTCGTCTGCGTCCGGCGACGTCTGGGCCATATCCAGCCCGGTGCCGGATGACGTCCCGCCCACTTCGGTGGAGTTGACCCAGTTTTCGCTGCGCTCATCACCGGAAACGTCCGCGCCTGGCGGGTAATGGGTGCTGCTGAATCCCGGTAGCGTTGAAGCTGGCGTACTGCCAACCCGGATATCGCCATTGGTATAAATCAGATCACCGACACCGAGACACAGCAGCATCTGGACGCGCATTTTCGTAGGATCGGCGGCATCAAACCGGGTAACGGGCTGCACGACATAATCCGGATAAATACGCACGCGCCCAAAAACTTCACGAATCGCATCACCCAGTTTCGCACTGTTTGCTTTAGCGGGGTTCAGGTCGAGGCTTCGACCTGTGGATGACGTATAGCCGCCGGCATCAATGTTACTCATCATGAACAATGAATAAGCCGCAGATGCGACGGCAATGCCCACTCCTATCCAGGCAATTGTCGCGGCCTCAAGCCCGAAAGGCACCGGATAAAGCCGGACATCACTATCAGGGTGGATCACGAAAATAGCCCATTCGCCTGGCGGAATTGACTGCCCCTCAACCTCAACGGTCAGCGGTGGGACATCCCGATCCTCGTAGCCTTCAACATTTGCCATCAGCCAGTTGCGAATACTGGTTACACCATGCTCATGCGTTTCGAGTGGTTCTCCGGGAAGCCGGGACGGATAAAAACGAATGGTCATTGCCAGAACTCCACTTTGACAAATCGCCGCTTAAACCGCGGCAGCGGCAGAAAAGTGACGTTCGTTCCCGGATTGCATTCCGCGACCTGCAGCTGGTTATCGAGCATCACAACGATCCCGACATGGGTAACTGTTGAGGCCGAATAGCAGGCCACTCCGGCACCTTCACAGGGGTCACAACGTTTCAGCGAAAGCATCAGCTTTCTCGCCTCCCGGTCGAGGCCCCCGCCGTCTTTGGTCACACCTGCAAAATCCGGCCATTCAGGTAGCCCAAGGTCGCTGCGTATTTCATTCACAATCCCGAAGCAGTCGAGTAGCGGGTAGGCTCTACCGCCCTTCTGCCATTTAACAGAACGGTATTTATCAGGGTTAAACATTGGGATTCCTTAGCTGATATAACGCAGTCCGGGGAATACAGGGAGCGTGTAGCGGTAACGCGGCCAGGCCATATCGAGGACATTCATATAGCCCGCGGTGATCTGCACCTCTGTCGCTGTCCAGGAGCCCGACTTGATTTTCAGCGTATACGGCACTTCCGCAGGGGCCGCTAAATCCGTGGAGATATAACGCCGGTACGTCAGCGATGCAGGCAATCTGTTAGCCAGGGCATTGCGGATCGCCGTGGACACAACACCATCGATATTGCACAGGGCAAATTTCAAATCTTGCGTACCGTCCGCATTGCGCGCCGGCAGCGCAATGTCTATCGCACAGGCGGAAAACGTTACGGTATCGCCGTTCTCCGTCGTTGCCGTAATATCCTCGTAACCCTGGCACAGGTAATGGACATTAGAACCAATGGTGATCTGCAGCGTCTCAATGATCACCTCCGGCCCGCTGCTGGCGTAGAGGCGTTTAATCTGCGTCATGCTTTGGCCACTCCTTATTCAGCGCAATATCCAGCAGTGAGCTGCCGACGATCCATTCCGGGTAATTACCCCATGGGGCAGGAGCAAGGGGGCGTTCCCATAATTCAAGCGTCGCCGTGTACTTCCAGTAAATCGGGGCCACTAGCACCGGTCCCTGATAAATATCTGTGAAGCGGCATTTGTAAAACTTAATGCCTGACGGCGTCTGCAACTTCATCATGAACCATGCAGCCCCGTCAGATAACGCATCACGGAACCAGGACTCAAACGCCAGTCCCTGCGCATCGGTTTCCATAAACCAGGTGATGCTGGCCTGCGTCGGCGTGGACGTATAAGTTCGCCTTTGCCGCGCGCGGCCGGTGGTTAACTGGGTTCGTTTTAACGGGCTTACAGGCTGGAATCCGTATCCTTCCTGTAATGGCATCGGAAGACTGTCATGCGGGTAGTAGATATCAGTCATCACTCTAACCCTCTGCCTGGATATTTACTGCGCATTGCCTTACCAACTTTCCCATCTCCTCTCAACACTTGCGCAGCAACCTGATCAAGGGCTTCCGTTGTCGCCCGCTTCTGCGTTTGAGCCATGGAGAGCGCCATCTGATCAGGTGTCACACCGGGCGGCGTATGGAAATGCTGCTCAATGGGAGCATGGATGGTGGTCTTGCTGCTGTTGTCGCTGTTAACGTTCTGAACACCAGTACCAAACCCTGTACGCCCCAGAGTTGCATCAAGCGGTTGGCCATTTCGAAGTGCCTCAAGCTGAGACACGCCGATCCGATTCGTTGAAGCCTGGTCGAAGACGTACTCACCTTTGTGAACAATACCCGCGGGCTGATACTTACCACCGGGGCCTGTGTAACCGCCGGAGGCGAAGCCAACGCCTGAAACAGCCTGAATATTTGAGACGATACTGGCGGTCTGCGCAGCGATTGAGGCCATAGCGATGATGTTGGCCGGATAAGGCGCGCTTACTGCACCGCTTGCTATAGCCTGCTGGATTTTCACCATCGAGTCCGCGATAGCGAATGCCTTGCTCGCAGCAAAAGCGACCTTGTAGATTGCCGATTGCTCACCAAACCCCGTTCGCATGATGTCGGCGGTACTGTCAAACAAGGACTGCGTGGCCGCAGATATGATGGTGTTTTTCTGAGCCTCTATGACCTGATTTGCATCCGCCGCACGTTGACGAATAGAGGTCATTCTGGCCTCACCCTCGGCAGTTATTTCACCGGCCTTCGCATAAGCTTCCTCCTGAGCTGCCAGCCAGCGCTGGAGCTCCTGCTGCGCCTGGTCATATTCATTGATTTGCCCCTGCATCCCCTCAAAAGTTCCAGAGAGTCGCCCTCCTGTGGGTGTCAGGTTTCCTACAACATTACGAACCGTCGAGGGCAGTTGCATATCGGTGTTTTGATAAATATCTGCCCGCGTTTTTTCATATTCACCGGGTTTCAGTTGCCCGGTTGCTTTGGCCTTCTCCAGTAGTTCAAGGCGGGTTTTAAGCAGATCGTTGGTCCGCTCATCCTTCGTCTTTACCTGTTCCTGCATCTTCCGGTAATCGTCCAGGGTTTTGACGGAATTTTGCAGTGCCTCCTGCTGCTTATATGCCTGGAGGATTTCATCTGAACGGGAAAGGATCGACTTCTGGTCAGCTGTGAGCTGCGTTTTAGACTTGAGGTCAGCAATCTGTTGCTCGAACTTGATTCGCGCCTGTGTCGCGCTGTTAAGCTTGTCACTGGCATCCAGCTGGGACTGCATGGCAGCAGTCTGCTGGTTTATCTGATCAAGAAGCCGGGTTGCTGCGTCCTCTGTATAGGCTTTTTCTTTGTGGGTCTTGGGCTGCCCAGCTTTTTTGGCCTGCTCAAGTTCCTTTTCCCTTACAGCAATTAGCGCATTGGCCTGATTGATTGCTTCTTTATTTCCTGAGAAAGCAATTTTTCTGGACTGTGCTCTTGCCTCCTTTAACCGAGCTTCTGCACCGGCAACCCTGTCTGCCGCCAGATACTCCTTATTAATCCAGTCAACGGAATTTTTTACCGCCTTATTACCTTCAATGGTAAGTGTGTTCATCGTGGTTTGCAGATCTAACGCCTGGCCGATAAACCTCATCGTAGGGTCAATTGCGCCACCAAGCGCTACGTTTTGCCTACCCTTATCCGCTGCTGTGTAATAATTTTTGACCTCAATAGCTGCAGCTGTCCACGAATCACCTATTTTCAGGATCTCCCGTCGATGCTGATCAATATCAGCATTCAAGGCGGTTAAATTAGCAGAATCCTTGTATTGGGCTACCTTTGTCCTTGCCTCGTCATAACTAAAACCAACGTCGATAAGCTTATTTATTGCTTCGCTCGCACCGTCATTAGTAGTTATAAACATACTACCGACTTCATCGATCGTCTGACCCGTCTTATCAGATATAGCAACCATATTGAGCGCTAGTCGCTCAGCAGCATCTCCGTTAGCACCAAGGGACGTTGTGGCTATTTTTGTCGCAGCATCAATTTCCTGGCGGTTCTGATAGACAGCATAAGTTAGCAACCCAACTGAAGCAGCTGCCACGCTATAGGGATTAACCAGACCCATGACATATGTGCCAACGCCCTTGATCGCTGGCCCAATGCCGCCGAACATATCTTTGAGCTGACCGCCCTGCTGCATGAGAACCATAAACGGTGACTGCCCGGTAGAAAGACCGACAACAATATCGGTCATCTGAGCAGGGATCATGCGCATAGCGTTGGCAGTCTGAGCTGCAGATTGGCTTGTTTTACTCAATTGCGCCTGGGTTTTCTCCAGGGCATCGCGGGATTCTGCAAGTTTGCTGTTGAGGCGATCGTAAGCCAGGGGCGACAGCATCCCGGATGTTTTAGCTGTATCCAGCTGGCGCTGCTGCTCGTTCAGGCTGCGGAACGCTTCACCTACGGGATCTATTTGGGCTTCAAGACGACGCAGAGCAGTTACCTGCTCATCATGTGCTTTTACAGCCTCGCGCTCGGCTTGTGCTTCGCCGGTTACTTCCCGACGAGTCTCCTGCAGTTTTTTGCTGTACGCATCATATTGGGAAGTATTAATTGCGCCCGATTTAAAGGCAGTATTCAGTTCACTTTGTTGTTGTTCAAGATTGCGAAGAGCTGCTGCCAGAGGGTCGATTTTATCGAGCATTCTCTGGAATGCATCAGCCTGCGCTTCCTGCTGCATAGCAGCCAGTTTGCTGGCCTTCTCTGCTTCTCGTTGAGCTTGTGTAACACCACTTAGTTCCTCAGTGGTGTCATTCAGCATCTTGGACAGCGAACGAAACTCTTCCTCGTCAATTAGCCCTTTATCGAAGTATTTTTTCAGCTCACTATAGCGACGTCCCACGGTATCAATTGCAGCACCAACCGGATCAATGGCTGCACGCAATTTATTGAGGGCTTCTTTTTCCTCATCGGTAGCGCGGGAAACTTTGGTGATGGTGGCCACAGCCTTATCCCCGGACTGAGTCATTTTATCAAGCGCAACTGTTAGACTATCAGCCTGCTTCTCTGCCCCGGAGCTATCAAGAACGATCGCAAGGCGGGATGTTTGTTCAGTCATTTACCTTTCTCCGGGCAATAAAAAACCCCGCCGAAGCGAGGTTAGAGCTTTTGAAACTGTTACGCTTTTAATTCATTGACGGTGAAAAATTATTGCGCCGATAATCGCCGCAAAGACCGCCAGCACAAACCCTGCGATCAACTTTACATTGACGTCAGCCAACCTATCACTGGCCTCAGTATCGTCAGCGCTAACTATTGTCTTCGAAGGGGTAACGTCGCTCCCGCAATGCTTGCACTTCACCGCTTCAGCGCTTATTAATTCTGCGCAGTATGGACATTTGACTGAGTTTGCGGATGGTTTGAACTTCTCACCGACCAAAGCGATGATGACTCCTGCAATCGCTACGAACCCGCCAAATATCATATAATTTTGTCGTGAAGACATTAAACCAAGATTGTTAACTCTGTAGCCATCACTTGTCGTCACCGTTACATCCATAAACAGCGCTGACACAGCGAAGATAACACCTATTGAAATAGCGAGGTATCCGATTATTCTCACGACATCCCCTTTCCAGCAAATAGCCACCCGAAGGTGGCTCACTGAATTAACCAGAAATATTTTTATCTGAGCATTTAACTATTTTTAGAGACTCGAGCTGCTGAAGGCGTGCCTGAGCCTTTCTACGCGCTTCACTTTTAGCCATTCCGTTACCGATGCCGAAATCACCAAGAGCACCCAATACAGTCCGTCCGTCAAACTGACCAGTAGTCTCGATCTCGTTCTGTATGCTATGCGTTTTCGCAATTTCCTGCTTAATGGCATTGCAGTCTAACGCTGCAGACTCTTCGCTGGTAACGGACGGAGCTTGCGGATACTGCTTAGTAGCACAACCAGAAATAGCTAACACCCCAGCAATTACTATCATCAATTTCTTCATTTTATGTTTCCCGTGATTACAATCGGAAACATCCTAACATATAGGCGCAGCTAAACAATGATAAGGCTATTTCACTATCGCCCGCCTTTTTTGCTCTTCCGCCCACTCAGCCCTCCAGACATCATCAAGGGCCAGTATCGCTGCATCAAACTCAATGCGGTCGATCAGGATGGTGCGCGATGCCAGGTAAAGCTCAATATCGTTCAGGGATAGAGGGAGCGGCACTCCGGCCATGCCGGCATACTTCCTGCCGCGCGATATCATGGCGTAAGCGTTGAGGATCTCCCCAGTGACCGCATCGATTTCAGGCTCTGGAATGGGTGGGAGATTTAGCTTCTCCCTGCGCCACTTTGCTTTCTCGCCCTGCTCGCCAGCGAAATCCTTTAGCCACTTTTGGGCCTCTATGGCTTTTTTACGGTTTCCTGAGTCTGCTGCTCCTTACCCTGAGCAATGTTTGCCGCCTCAGCCAGTATCAGCCAGTATAGCGCCGGGTGCTGTTTCAGCATGGCAGCCCCAAGTTCTGGGGTGTAGTCGAGAGCAACCTCTATGCCGTCGACTAACTTACCTACTCCCTCCCAGCCTTTCAGCAGGAACCGAGCGGCGTTATCGATCAGCAGGTCATCAACAGAGTCTATATCGTCCACGCTGGCGAGATTAAAATCCGTTGTCCCCACCTTATAACCTGCGTCCATCTTATCGATGTGGCGGCGCACCAGCGCGTTACGAGAGCGATATTGCGGATTCTCGCTGCTGGCCACCAGCAGGCGAAGTTTGAACAGCGATTCTTCTTCCGGCGAGAATTCCTTTTTGGTGCCTTCTGGCTTTTTGTAGGGATAAAACCAGCGCTCGCCATTTAAATCAATTTTCGGGGTAACAATCAGCATAAAAAACTCCATAAAAAAACCCTCCAAAGAGGGCCAATGTTAATCACCACCGCCAGTAGTGGCAGGAACGCGAGTAATAGTTGGCGGAGTATTGGCCGCGGTGATATCCAGCTGAACCTGAACAATGTCAGTGCTCCCCGCATCCGGCCAGTCGCCGGAGATCTGCACTTCCGGGAAATCGAAGGTATAGGCGCCTTCATCATTCTCCAGCGTGAAGCTAAACGGCACCGTTTCGCCGGTGAATGTTTTTTTGTAAACCTCCCAGGCAGCCTTTGACCATGACAGCGTGATTTGACCTGACGGGGTAAAGGTTGTCGGAATGTTTGCGCCGGCGAACGCCGAACCGGTACCGATGCAGCGCTGAGTCTGCATATTGTTGTTGAACTGAATGTTAAAGGTGTCGACGCAGAAGCCTGTCCCGCCATCAACACCATTTAGCCGGATGTTTGTGACCTCTTTGAAGGAGTAACGCAGCGCCCCCGCTAAATCCACTGGCGTGGTGAAAAAGCTGGTATCGTCCCCCTTCGTCTCCCAGTCCAGCCCTGCAAACGTAATGGTTGCAGTGATATCACCATCGGCCGGGATTTCCATCTGGAAGGTACCAACCTGGCAACCGCGGGCAATCTGGGCGATCCCCACATCACTGGCAAAGGTCGCCACGGAGAACGTAATACGACCATTACCCATCGTCAGCACGTTATTTACCCATTCGGCGCCGAAACAGCTGGCAAGAAAATCGTCATGCTGATTCCAGCGAAACCGTGTGCCGACATCGCCGCCGACATCCACTGTGCCGCGTGAAACACCCTGCGCCATACGGTCACCAGCGATTTCGTCATTGTCGTTGGTGTTCTGCGTTGGTTTCAGACCAAATGAAGAACGACGCAGCAGGTTCCACGCCCCTGCTGTTGGCGTGATTCCTGGCGTTGTCTCGCGAATAAACGCGGCTACTACTTTTGCACCTGAGCTCACAGGAGCCTCCTGTTTTTTGTGCGCTACAGAGCGCGATAAGGAATTTGAAGATTGAGCTGTAACCAGCCATCGGTCTCACCCGCCGGCACAGCAGAAACAGCGAAATAACTAAGTTTTCCGTCGTCCTTGAACTCGAATAGCTCCGTTAGCTGATCAGCCGTCCGGGAGATAAGCAACGTCCCGGAGCCAACCGGAACAAATAGCTGAATGATGAGTAAGCCCGTCCTGTGGACGACTGGCCCATCCCCGATCTCGGTTGCGCCAGCCTGTCCTGCAATGTTGGTGAGGCGGGCCCAGATATCGCGGTTGCTGGGGTCAAATACCGGACCATTGGGATAATCCACCGCATCAGAGGCAATAGCGGTCTGTGCCGCCATTCGGGAAATGACAGCGTTTCTGATTTCTGTAAGGGTCATTTGTAGGCCTGAATCACACCATTAAACGAGACGGCATAGACGCCTGTTGGCGCCTGCGTTGAGTGACCATTCTCCAGAGGCACGGAGTAAGGCAGGTTCGACTGAATGTAAATCACCGAGTAGGCTGGCGCCTGGTCAATGATATTTTTGCCATTAAGAAATGTCATTGTCCCACGCGGATCCGGCTCGGTCGGGACGGAGTGATCGGGTTCGCCGATGCTGACAAAATGCGATGCCCTGAAGGTTCCTGCGCGATACTCAGCCGGCCGCCTGATATCCATGCTGTCATTAACACGGACTTTCTTCCTGAGCCTTCCGGTTTTGGTCAGGTTAGCAGGGTCGGCATAAAGAGATTCGTTCCATTCCCCAACAGCTTTGTTGTATTGAACCGCGGTCGCGTTGATGGCCCACAGCTCCGGGTTTCCTACCGGCGAACGTTGAACGATTTCATTCAGCAGTTGAATGGCGATTGTCCGCTGGCGTAGTTTGACATCTTCGGCCACCAGCCCGGCGAATGCCGCCGGGTCAATGTTCCAGCCCTTAGCCATATCACACCCTCCGCAGTTGAATGGAGTACGCAGCGCCAGCAGAGTCGGCAGAAGCGGTGATGATCTCGTAACGCTGAAGCTCACCCGTAATAGAATCCGGTGCGGTGATGATATGCCCGACTGCCGGCTTGTCAGTCACCTCATTGACCAGGGCGGTTAGCTTCACGTCACCATGCAGAATGTTAACGCCATCGATACGGCGCAGTTTATAACGCGCCAGCACTCCACGCCCCGAGTAAGTCACCTGCGTTTCAGTGCCGGTTTCCGTCACCGGGTCCCAGGCACCTCGAACGGTGTATGACCCAGTGAAATCCTTAGCGGCATCCTGCAGGTCTGTATCGAAGGCTGCGGCGACTTCAGTTTGGAGTTCGTCGCGGATACCCACGGTCTACCTCCTCTATGCCTTTTTCACCAAAACGCTGAAGCGGGATATTGTTAGAAACATATCCGCCAGTAAAAAGGACCAGGACGTTACCACGCAGTTTCCTGGTATAGATTTCGCCGTTGCGTTTAACCCTCAGCGGAAGCGGAGCAAACTCAACAACGCCCTTTGCCGGGTTTGCGTAAACGACATAATTGATCGGGTTTCCATTCACAAACACATCGCGAGGGCCGAGCCCGTCACCGGCATAATGCACATCAGTGTTTTGCATATCACCCCCTTACCAGCCGTACCTGAGACTGACTAACGCCATAGGGCTTTAGCATTGCAAGCGCCAGCTGCAGATCGGAATCAAGCAATGCCGAGCTGTTGGTAGCAAGTTCCGCGAAGGTCTTTGAAACGCTGACATCATCGGCATCTACCGTCTTACTCAGCAACACACCAGAATCGGTTTTCTGCTGATAAAGGCCACCATTCGAGGCCGCTAGCGCCGCATAGGCGCCAGCTTGTTTCACATCGTCAGGAATGATGATTTCGTGAGTTGCCTTATTGCACGGCATTTTCAGGTTAAGTCCATTCATCCAGGTATTAGCCATCAGCACAGATTTGGCTTTTTTGCTTTCATCTGTCCAGGTGGCACCGAGAATCGAATTGACGTCTTCAACGGTGATGAAAGTGATCATGCATCACTCCATTTCTTTCCAGCCGTGCGCCTTCCAGTTCTCCACTTCATCAGGGTGAACGTTGGCGGTATTGGGCGCACCCGGGAATGCCGGGAAATCGGTAACCATCGCCACCAGCTGCGATGTGGTCGATACGGGTTCGTTGTTATCCGCCTGCGTAGACGCAGTTTGCTCAGCAGCTCGTTGGGCGCGCTGCTCTTTTGTTAATCCGGCCATTAGCCCTCCACTAAAAAAAGGGGCCGAAGCCCCTGTTTATCAGCCCAGCAACAACGCTGAGTGCGCCGACTTAACTGCCGCTACGCCCCAGGACAAACCGACTTCGTAACGCACCTGGCGATACTGGCGGTACAGTGCTACCTGGTAAGTGATGCCAGATACGGGGTCAGTAACGTTCATCACATCATCCGCAGTATCGCCGCCCTGCGGCATTGCCGGGGTTCGGGATGCAAGCAGGAATGCATTGCGATCAAACGCCATGTTTGCGGTGTAGGCGCCACCCGCGGTAATAGCGGTGTTGTCGGCCAGTGCCTGACGTAAGCCAGGAGCAGCCAGGGTGATTGCTGTGGCCGTCGCAGCAGCAACAAGGTATTTATTGCTGTCCCCGTCAAACGTCACGATGTCGCCCGCTGCAAAAGCACCTGTGCCGGTATCAATGGCAATCAGAATATCGCCTTCAGCTTTTGCTCCATTCACCAGGTATCCGGCAGCCGGAGATGCAGCGCGTTTCTTAACATGCGCGGATTCGTGGATGTTGAATCCTTCCAGTCGCCCCACGATACCTTCGCGCAGAAGCGCATCAGTACCAGACTCGTTTACTTTGAACAGAACAGACTGTTTACCGCGGAGGTTTGCGATAGCCGAAGAACCAAGAACCATCTGCAGATCAGTTGTCGGCGAACCGTTGTCAGAGAGAACCTGGCGCGCATTTGCCGCATCCGACAAATCACCTGCAATACCGAAAGGAGCGGTGCCGGCCTTACCAACAGCACGAGAGGATGCGAAATACAGAGCCGCGAGATCTGCATCCATCTCATTAGCCAGCGCGCGAAAAGCCTGCTTAAACTGATCAGCAAGAATGGTGTTGTATGTCCCTGCGGGCCCCAGCGCCAGTTGTTCCTCACCGTTCCATTTGACCGGGGCCATTTTGGATTTGGTGATTTTGACATCAACGGTGCCGATCGTCTGGTCGCCGTCATTTGGCGCAGTAGCCCCCGGGGTAATATCAACAGTGGTTGCCGGTGGCGCAACCGGTGCAGTAACGGTCTGGTCCTTCGCGGCCGCATCAGCCTTAGCATTGCGCGATACAGCCGGGATAAAACCGACCTGTTCGCGAGATACGGTATCCAGAGCAGTGAAGATAGTCGGGATCAACCCGGTAAGCGTATTAGCCATGTGTATGGATTCCTTGGAGATTAAAAAAATAGGGTTGGTTGAGCTATCCAGCTCTGGCACCAGCTGCCATCCGACGGCTGGCAAAGAATTAATCGACGATGGTGATACCGTCTTTGAGGGTCGATTGCTGATCTGTTGGGCTCAGGCTGGTGAATGCGTCCCGCTTCATCGTTTTCTGCCCGAGTGAATGCTGAGACTGCCGTGAGCCGCCTCCCTGGTTGCCGCTGGCCTTCAGAATGTGGTCTTTCTGTGGGTACTGCTCCACCAGGAACTCCAGCGCCTCATCAAAGGCCGCCAGTTCGCCCGGCTTCGAGCGGGAATAAATTTTGTTGCCAGAGCCATCATAGGCAACGACTTTGCCGTCCTCGACTTTGAAGGACTGACCAAAGCGCGCTTGCAGCATATCGGCCGGGATTGCCACTTTATCCGCGATGAATTTTGAGCCAGAGAACCGGCCGCCGATCATTTCCTGATAGAGCTGACCTTCGAGCGTTGTCGCCCGTTGGGTGGCCTCTTCAAGCTGAGTCTGGAATGATTTGGTGATATCCGCTTTCACCTGGTCAACGGCACCCGCGTCGATCAGCTTTTTCTGGTCGATTTTGGTCATCATCTCCAGCGCTTCGAGCGCTTTCGCCGGATCGCCAATTTTGGCGAATTTAGCCAGGCTGGCTTCAGCAGCTTCTTTGGCTTCACGATGAGATTTTGCCTCACCATTCAGTGAGGAAATTTTTCCTACTGCCTGCACGGCATCAAAGCCGACTTCCTGTCCGTCATCGTGGACGTAGACGGGCAGACCGTTTGTATCAACTTCTGCATAGTGTTTGCCATTTACTTCGACTATCTTCAGTTTCATGTTGGTACCTTTTCAGGGTCATCCGACCGTTGCACCGCTCACCATCCGGATTGCGGCAATAAAAAAGGCCGCCCGGAGGCAGCCTTTGAATGAATTTTCATGATTAAAGTCCGGCGTCACTGAATGCCTGGTCGTCACGTTCCCGCAATTGTTCCAGCGTCAGCCATTCGCCCCTGTCGTTGTAGAATTCATCAGGAGACATGCCGCCATCGCGAATCAGCCGGGCCCGGGTTACGCCAACGATCTGGGACTGTCGCGTGAACGACTGGCGCGAGAACCAGCCCTGATAATCGGTATCCGAAGGCACCTGCCCGTCCATGCTGGCACGTGAGCTATCTGATATTTGCCCAACAGCAATACCCAGCTCATCAGACGATTTCAGGATGTAGGTTTCGACGCTGCGGCAGCAGAAATGGATTTTCCCGGGCCCCTGCAGATACGGCACCTTATGGCCGATAGGCTTGTTATCCAGGGTGTATTTGAGACGGTCGCGAATCCGACAATCCTTTGATGTCCGGTTATCCAAAGTGGATAACCACTGTTTACCCTTCAGGAGGTCGTCGTTAGCATCCGCAAAGCTTTTCCTGGCCGTAGAAGCAAGATGCCCCACAGCCGTTTTTGCAATACTGCCGGCGTTGGCCCTGCTCATCTGCAGCGCGCCATCCTGATAACCACGGTTAGCATGACCACGGACCTTTCTGGCGATTTGCTCATGCGTATCGCCCAGGAGAAAACCCTGCCGCACTGTATTGGAAATTCTTGCCATCCTGTCAGCTTCAAGGTTATCTGCCCACTCCGAAAGCAGACGCCCCTGAAACGGCTGCGCCATCGCCGCGGCGTAAACGGCATCCGGTGAAATGCCCACCAGTGGATGAAGCGATAGAACATCATCAGGAATCGCAAACTGGAACAGGCTCAGCTGAAAGCCTGCTTCGTGCTGAGCGAGTTGCTGCAGCTCATCAGATAGTCCCGCGTACATTGACTGCACAGCCTCGCGATTGAGAGCTCTGACACTAACGAGCAGCGCTTCCAGTCGCGACACGGTGAAGCTGTCAGCATCCAGGCTATCCATCGCCACCAGCAATCTGGCTGTCAGTTCCGCATCGCTGTCATTCAGGATTTTTATCATCCTGTTTGCAACGCTGGCGCTGTACCGCGCTATCCATATCGCATGCGCTATCGATTCATCCTGAAGCTTGTCATTCGCCGTTGCCATTTGCACCACCCGGGTTACTCAGTCCGCCGGCCAGCGTGACCTGCTGATTCCGCAACTCGTCGATTACCTCTTCGGGCTTCGCGTCCGGATCGATAAATTTGAGGGCCTGCAAAACGCGAACAGCATCGACCTGACGTATATCACCACCCTGACGGAGCGACTGAACAGCTGTTGCAGCTGCGGCATCAAACGTCTGGGCTGAAACATCCAGTTCGGTGCGTACATCGACATTGCCGCCTTCTTTCTCGCCCAGCCATTCCGCCATAATCTGCAGGATATTATCGAGCGCATCCTCAAGCGAGCTTGCCATGGTGTAGAGAGGTGAATTCTCCTGCATCCGCTCTTCGTGAGTCTGATCTAAGGATTTAGTCGATGTGTTTTCCGCGCGCAGCAGTTTTGCGCCGGCCTGACGCATCTGGTTTTCCAGATCCTCAAGGGAAATCTTACCGGCTTCAATCGCAGCCCCGGTATGCTCGACATATTCCAGTCCCTGCCGCTGGCGGTCATCGAAACGAGTCGCAGAGGAAGAACCTATCGTCAACGTTTCGCCATCAGCCAGACCGTAAGCCACCAGCAACGGCACGCGAGCGACATGCAGGATGTTGTCCTGTTCACTCTGACTCTGCCAGTGCTTGATATTCAGTAAGGCGAGATTAAGCAGTGGCGGTGAACCGCGCATAAAGCCTGTGCGTTTTGTGTAAAGCGTCACCAGGGGAATATCATCGCGACTGGTTTCCCACTCGTCGTGAATCTGCCACTGGCTTTCGCCGTTATCACCTTTATTTCGGCGATAAATTTCAACCTTGCCCGGCATGATATGGCGTATTTGCTCAACTTTCGTTTGCCCATAATCATCGCCATCAACAATGATGACCTCTCTGATACGCAGATCGGTCAGCACCACTTTCCCTTTAACCACTTTCGATTTCCAGCCGATGACCTGGCGAGGATTAAGCATCGTGGCATACGGGCGGGATCCCGCGGCTTTTTCGTCGGCTTTAGTTTTTACTGCCTCCCGGTCAATTTTCGGGAAATCCACCAGCGCATGTACCAGACCATACTGGAATCCGATGCTGAAAAATTGCTGTGCCCAGACATCGAGCCGGTTTCCTTCCATATCAATATCTGGCGACAGCTCCCGTATTTGTTCAGGAGAATCCTCACTCAATACCGTCGGCTCAGCAAACACTCGCCCGATGTTTTGTTTAATGGCCTCTTCATAGGCAGGGAGTAACGTTGCCGAAGCCAAACGCTCCTTATAACTTTCAGGATCTTCGTTCGGCCATTTCGGGAGATACTTCTTGCCCTGCCGGCGCATTTCCAGCGTGCCGCCCATCAGCGCATCATTAATATCCCATGCCTCAACCATGTCGTTATAGTCGAGGTTGGGCGTTGAAATATCAGGCATGGTTTTACATCCGCAGTTGGGTGACTTTTCCAGTCGGTTTAATGATCGGGAATTGCTTCACAATGAAATACCCACCGGCATCGTTGGGGTGATCGTTATCCGCCGTTTTATCCGGCTCACCGTTTTCGCCCCAAACCTGTTGCTCAAGCGATTCGGTGTACACCGGGCACCGCTTTACATTCACTTTGTAGCGACGTTCACCGTTACCATTGCAGAACATGGCATTCATCGCGTTGATGCGGTCTTTCACTGGCGGGTTTGATGCATTAACAACCACATTGAAGCCGGCCTGCTTAAGCTGAGCGATATCCGTGGCGCTGGCATTGCTGGATTTGCGGGAATCGCCGGAAGCGTCCGGGTAAATATAGATTTCCCGCACCTTGCGATAATCGTTGCCGTCGTACAGCCAGAACCGTTCTTTGATGATGCGGATCATGTCAGGGGTGTCGTAAGCCTTCACGATTTCATTAACCGCAAACGGAAGCCCCAGACGTAATACATGAACAACCCCGGCCATCTTCCCGACGTTGAAATCCATACCGATATACAGCGGCTCACCGGGTTGCTCTTCTTCCCTGCAGTTATTCAGCTTACGGTCAAACTGATGGTAAATCGTCCCGCTGGTAAGGTTGGTGAACTGGCCACGGAGATAAGCCTTGATCAGCTCAGGCGGGTATGACTCCATCAGCGACGGGATATAGTCCGGTGGCAGATTCTTTTCGTTGTCGAACGTCGAGGCCTGCACCAGTCCGTACAGCGTTGAGAGCGAAGGCTTATCGCGTACAGCCTTTGCGAACTGCTGATAAACGAATTTAAACCCTTCCGGCGTCGTGGTGACGTCGATCCCGTTACGAAGACCGGCCACGTTGTAACGCATACGGGCAATGATTTTTCGCCAGGCTAACTGCGCCTTTTTCGCGGGCATTACGTCCAGCTCATCAATCAGCGCGTTACCGATTTTAAAACCAACGATGGTTTGCGGTTTCTCCATCGAGCGGCAGATCGTCGTTCCTCGGTACTGGCGCCCGGCATAGAAGTGAACCTCTTTGTTTCCCTCGTTGATTTTGACATTCAGCCCCCAGTCGTGGGCCACCTCCTCAACAGTGGGATAAAAGATGTCACGGATCTGCGGATACGTTGGCGCAAAGTAACCCTGGTTGATTTTGGGGTGTTCCCACATCCCTTTGCAGATACCACCGCAGCCGACCCACGTCTTGCCAGAACCGAAGCCGGCGACGTAGGCCTTAAACTTGTACTGCATTGCGAGGAATCGGGCCTGAGGGATGTTAAGCGTCGGTGCTATCGCCATCCTCTTCCCTCACTCGTGCATCGACTACGTTGATATTGATTGCAACTGGCGTTGGTTCGTCATCCTCCGGGTCAGCAGCCAGCTCTTTGCGTAATTTTTCGACCTCCAGCTGCCGGCGCTCAATTTCTATATGCTGCAGACGCTGGGCGAACTCGCTATCAGCCAGGCCGAGCCGTTTCATCACCGCCTCGTACATGCGCTCGCGGCTAATAGCGGTAATCTCCACGCCATTCTTCCCAAGCTTCACACCGGAATAGGCAAGCGCAGCATCAGGCGCCAGCTTGCGCGTATCAGCGAAGAAAGGATGGCCGACGCCATCTCCATTGCATCGAGGGCATTCAGAGTTAGGTGCGCTGGTGTGGTCGTAACCGTAGCCGCCAACATCGACAGGCTCGCGACGTTTTCGCTCAAGCGCTTCGAGTCGCTTCTCTTCGTACTCAACAGCGTCACGCCATTGATACTGGTGACCGAAGCCCCAGCAGTAACGGCAGCTCCCGCGGCGATACTGTGATAGCTGGTTGGCGTCGAAGGTGGCCAGGCGCCACATCTGCTCAAGCACTTCATCGGCGCTGCCGAGCGTGCGCACAATGGATGCTTTCTGCTGCTGCGCAATGGCCTGTGCAACTGAAGTTTTCTGAAGCAGCTGATAGCCAATTTGTTCAGCAGTCTTCTTGCTATACCCAGCGCGAATGGCGGCCTGCGTGGCGTTGTTGTCCTTCAGGTATTCTGCGACAAATAAACGTTGCTGATCGGTGAGGCCACTATCATCCACCAGCTCTTCTGCGCACTTTTCCTTTTGCGCAGTGCGCAATTTCTTCTGCGCAGGTTTTTGCGCAGTGGGTTTTTTGATGTATCGGCGGGCAGTAGCGTAATTCAGTCCCTGCGCTTCACACCAATCCTTCGGTGATACGCCGGTTGCGGCATGATCGGACAGGAACCGTTGCTGAAGCTCGCCCCAGTCCGGTTTTGCCATGGATTATTCCTATTTAACGTGAGGGAGAAAAAGGAATTACTGATTCTCCATAAAATATTCACTTTTATGTTTTGGAATTAAGGCTCTTTAGTTCAGGAGTTATTATGAAAAGAATTATGCTTGCTGTTTTTGTGATCTGTGGTGCGCTGTCACTTTCAGGATGTATCCTTCCCCCTGGTCCCCATGGAGGCGGACATGGTGGAGATCACTTCCATGGTCCTGAGCATCGTTAATCGCCTGAGGGCTTTCATTTTACAAAAATGATGAAAAAGGCCGCAAAAATATGCGGCCTTTAGTTACTACCAGCTAGCGTATAAAGAATCTCTCAGGAGCCACCCGGGAGAGGTTCATCTATACGGCTAACTGACCTCTGCCGTTCTGGTGTTGGCAGGCAGAGACGTTATGAGAGTAGTGAGTATTTCAAAATTCACCGGGATAAACAGACAATGATGTCAGTTACCCCGTATAACTGGAAATTGGTGATTGATTGAACTGTCAGCTCAGACGATTTGTCTGATGGGCATTATCGCAGGCACTCTATGAATGCCTGCTGTAATACCTTAGCTGACCTGCTCAGCGCCGGTATCAAACAGCGCCAGCGCTTCGGTCGCTTCCTGAATCGCTTTACGGGTCTTCGACACAATCTCGCTTTCCGTGAAAACACGATCAAAGGAGTCTGCGAAAAGCTCAGATTTCAGAAAGCTGTCGCCTACCCAGTCAATGGCCAGCTTGGCCGCTGCGGTGTCGTAATTCACTTTCTTGATGATATCCAGGCGGATTTGCTCGGATGCGGTGATCTCTGACATGTCTTACCTCTTTGATAAATAATACATACAGAAAGGCCCTGTATTAACAGGGCCTTTTATCGTCAAACTTTAGGGAACCAACGCTACAAGCCAGGTAAAGTAATGACACCCTGACTTTATACTAAAAAGCGACTCATATTAGAGCTATTGGTGATCATCCATAAAACCAGCCTGCGACACCAAGGAACATGGCTGACAGAAAACAACAAATTGCAGTTTTATGCATCAATACACCGTAAAAGGCGCAAGATATCACGACAAGAAGTACAATAAGGACAGGCCACATACTAAACAAAAGAATAGCATATGACTCCGAATTATTATAAATATTATTTTGCACTAGCATCATAATCCTTCTACGGTGTTTGAAAGCATTGCAATGATGCCAATTTTAAATTCCAACAGCGAATTTATAATAAATAGAAACCACCAAATTAACGAAAATCACTCTTACCAAACAAAAATCATTACCAAGAAGATTCAACTACAACCCAAATATTCAACCCGTGTATATAACGCTGCACCGGAACACAAATAAATACACCTTCATTTAAACTTACTGACTTTATTATACTACCTGTAGGAGGAAAAACATCCCCACTCCCAGGCAACTTGTTAATTTGTTCAGCACCATATCGATAATACTCTGGAAGTTGTGGAAGTTTGCACTCAGTCATAATTAGCAGCTCATTTTATAAGAACTCAATGTAGCATGCATGATGAACTAAAAAAACCACATTGCAAACAATATATTTCGTTAAAGTGAAAAACATTCCTTCGCGAGGAGATTTTTTTGTTTACAGCTTCTCTTACCCTCTAAATTTCCTCAGGTTTTACCTAATGTCTTAATTTTGAAATGGCAGAAATATTACGAAAGTTACAGACGTACAATCTAGGAAGCATACACTCGCTAAGCTTGTTAAATCAGAAACACATTCTACACTTATTTATGACTTTGCTCTGCCATGACAAAGTCTACTGTTCTACCCGTGAGCTCAGGGATGAGCCACTTCCTGTAGTGTCAGACCATCCATTTTTTCTCAAAACCAGTAGAAAAACACCTCGAAATCTGACTAAACTCCGACATTGGCTGCCTCTGCAGCGCCCCGTCAATTTGTCGGATTTACTCCACGGGGTTTTTTATCTCCTGAAACTGCTGGGCAAAGGCTCCAAGAATCCAGCCCACCAGCGGTACACATTCCCGGCATCCAGAAGCAGGATACCTGAGAGATGTTATATCCTTCGAACATATGAGGAATGTATCGTAAGTAGTTCTATTCAAAGGTGAGTTCATCAAGCCTTAATGGTTTTCTTATAAAAGCCTTTTGGCATTCGATTATGAGTATCTGCCCCTCGCACAATGAGCAAAACACAGGAGAGGATTTACCGGAATCACCATTTCCACAGGTGAGCTCCTTAACCCCATAAATAGTGCGCTCAATCGTATTATCTCTGATAAGATTGATATGCCCTGCATGCTTTTCACCTTGCACTATGTATTTAGACTGCTTACCTGTTATACCCTCAGAGAAAATTGCCACCCCTTTATCAAAATCCCAGATAAAAATCTTACGCCCACCGTCAGTTACAAGCATTTCCAGTGTCAGCTTGTCATTCGATGCTGGGTCAGACATTCTTGCATAGCATTTTCTAATCACAACACACCTACCCATTTTTAGGTAGAATATAAGCATACCAGAAGCGGCATTCAACAAGAAAAAATAATCTGTCCTGCATAAGCCAGCTGACCTGCCCACAGTATTAGATACAACCAGAAGATAAAAGGCCTACCGTAATGGAAGGCCTTTATGGGGTTATGCAGTATGTTGTGGTGCCGGGTGCCTCCCGGTAAGTCTGCCCCAGCCAACAGACCTGCGTGTGTGCTCAAAGAGAAAACCTGGCTGGTCGCCCCACCGCACAGGGGGATTCACCACGCATCTACATTAGCTATGCGATAAGTGCATAGTCAATCCGATGTAACCAGTAAAAACACCTCTTTCGGAAAACTGTATATCCTGGCAGACAATAATTAATCATTTCATATTGAATCATTACAAAACCAACAATAAAGTTTCATATCAGGTTTCAAATTAAGAAAAAATTCCAGTTAGGAATTTTCTCACTTAAATCCCACACTACCCCTCATGCGAACCATAATATCCATGGTCCTTAGGAGGGTTAACTCACATGATAACCATACTGATGATAGCGTTAGCTGTAGTTCTTCTTTTAGTTGCAGTGGGTTCACTGGTTTCATACTTGCGAGAAACGAGTAAATATAAAAATACTTTTAAAAAAAGGTATTAACTTTTACCCAATTCTGCACAAAAGGGGTAGTCAACCGGCACTATCCCTGCCTTCTAACTACCGCCTTCCAGTAAGAAGGCCTAAGTCACCCTGGTGTCGCAGAGAACGTCTATACGCAAGATCCATGACCTGATTACACAACCACACTCTCGCAGTGCTCTGCGCCCGTGCCTTTGAGTTCATGTCACATCATCGCCGCTAATAACCAGTACGCGTTTGGCGTTCGCATATCGGGTGACGAAACGCTCAGACTTTCCTACTGCCCGCGGTAAGCAGCCCAACGTGATCAGCGAGTACGACCCATGGGCCTAAGAATATTTAATGGCCACTATCGCAACGATCAGTGCAACCAATGCCACCAGTAGTGACACACCAGTGAGCAGCAACGAGGCCGTATTCATCATCCGCTGGTAGTAAAACTCTCGCATGGCTTTTGTAGTGGACTCGCGGTGTTCAAAATCATTCTTATTAGGATATGCCAGGTCGTAACCGTCTAAGATTTTCCTTTCAATGGAAGCGTGAAGCACGTCGTTCCAGCTATGCGTAAAATTAACAAATGCATCTGTAATTTTCTGTTTCATTGTCATCTCACCCTGATTGTTATTATTGGTGATGATATCAAATAGGATGACAAAAAAAGCCAACGTATCGGTGGGCTTGTTGTGACATGTCACGGCATCAACAATCGCTATCAGGCCTTGCTATTGCACGACATGCCCACATACAGGCTTCCTGCATTTTGGTGCGCGCGATAGCCATGCAGCGCAAAGCCTCTGCTCTCTCGGTTTCGGCCTGACTACCACGCTCGACAACTTCAGCCGTTGTAACCTCTCGCTCAGTATCGAGCAGACTGCAAAAATGCCGGCTGACACCTTTGAGGCGGTTCATCCGCTCAATGTCGCCAGCGGTTAATGTGCGGTAGCCTTTTACAGTGCTGCCGTCCTGCGGTTTTGCTTCACTCATTTCGTAGCCCTTTCGGTTGTACCTGGTTTGCTTTTACTAGCTCGTAGGTGGATATTGTTGGGAAGGAAAGCATGGAGATAACCAAATGAAACAGATACTATTTACATGGTTTGCTTTTACAAATACCTATGCCTGCATCACCGCCAGCATTAATGTGAACAACTCGCTAATGCTTAATTCAGCTGTGCCGTGGATTGTTGGGGTTTCTCTTGGAGTAATCACCAATTACTTATTGGCTAAAAAACTGAAGGAAAGCGGCTTTCTGTAGGCCTGCTGGTTTCTGGCCAGGTTACTTCTTAACGCTGTCCGGCATCACCGCACCAACAACGCCAGCCAGCGCTACGCCGCCAGCGATGACGGTTTCCTGAATGCCCGGAGGCATCTGATAGCCGAAGACACCGGCAATGACCAGGATGATGCCGCGCCAGGTTGACGGCTCTTTCAGTCGATTAATGAGATAGTTCATATTTCCCTCAAACAAGAATACTTTTTGCCAGGAGATAGCGGGCTTTACGGTCATCAATGCCGTTCTGTCCGCCGTTGATAATCTGAGTGACGCGTGTAAGGTCACCGGGATAACGCAAACAGCCGCGTGAGGTATAGAACCAGGCAGCACTGCGCGCCGCATACTCATCCTGTGCCAGCAATTCAGGCTGTTTAACCAGATCAATCTTCAAAGCATTCCCGCAGTCGCGGTAATTGTTCAGGCCGGTGGTCTGGATGAGCCCGCGCCCGCGGTAAAACCAGCCGTCTGTTGCCCTGTTGTTACCCAACCGCTTGCTATAGACGATGTTGGCGATTGCCCGCTGCCGCTCCAGAGGCAACACTGTTTCCGACTGGCTGCGACCGAGGGAATTGGCTTGATCCTGCGTTAACCTGCCGTAACGAACAAAATCAGCAAGCCCGGCGATACTGTAGTTGAAATTCTCCACTACCCTGTTAAACCCAAGGCTTTCATGGCCGCATTGAGCAATGAACATTGCCTGGTCGATAGCGGAAGTGATGCCAAACTCTTTCATCGCGGCTGTAATATGCGGAAACCAGCGCGCAGCTAATCCGGCGCTGATACCAGCCGCCTTCTGGAATTGTGTTTGATTCATTAGTGCCTCAGTGTATCGACCAGACGCGCCACGTTACCCCGAGCCCATAGCACGGCGGCGCATATCATCACGTTTGCCAATACCACCAGCCAGTGGGACTGTACGTAAAGACCGAAGATAAATTGGAAAGGTATGCTCGCGTAAATCAGTACAAGCAAGTAAGCAATGATGGAGATACCAGGGCGATGCCTGGCACCGCGACGTTGATAAAACATCAAAGCGCAGACAATAACGGCACATATCACCGCATTGGCCAGCGCTGCCGGGTCATTTATTACCATTCGAACCTCCTCCCCTTAATCGGGAAAGTAATCCGAACAGGCTGCTCAAGTCCTGGCTGTTAATGAAAGTCAGGACCTTGATGGTGACAGCAGATGCCACCACCGCACCGAGCGCATCAAGCGGACGATCTGTATAGCCTGTCCAGGTAGTAAATTTTGAGCCTAATAATCCGGCAGCCAGAACACCGACAATAAACGACGTCATGAAGTAAGCTATTTGCCTTCCACGTGTCAGGTTTGCGGTCGTTGCCACATAAAACACCGCGCCGCCAAAAGCCCCAAATACCACACCAAAATCGGTGTGGGTGATAACGCCATATACGACGGAACCAATTAAACCGCCGCCAAAAATCAGGCCGGTACCAGTTAAAGGATCGGACATTAAGCCCCCTCTTATTGCTGTGAGTCCTCTCAGAATTGAGGGGAAAAAGAAAAGGCCACGCATAAGCGCAGCCTCAAATGATTTGTACCTCAGCTTTCCGAGGAGCCTTATTCATGGCGAAAAAAAGCCCGCTCAGAGGAACGGGCAGAAAGTAGGCATTCTAGGTAGTAACGAAACGAAGGCACTCCTAATAGTCCGAGCTACCGATTTACCAGGAAGCATTCACTTTTGCCGTTACGTTCTATAAACATAGACAGGCAACCGCAGAAGTAAACCTTCCATAAATCTTAAATATGTTTAGTGGCAGTGTGGTGCCGGGTGCCTCCCGGTGAGCATGCCCCAGTCGGCATGGCCCGCGCTGCATTTACAGGTTTCTGTAACTGACTGGTCGCCCCTCCGCACAGGGGGATTCACCACGTTGATAATTTATGGTTTTATCATTCCATGCGTCAATAACAGACTTACTTCCCAAAGCATTTAATACAAAATCCGGTTATGCTCAGTGTATGCAGTCGATGTATCTTCTTGCCACCAGCTAAGCAACTACTCGAGTAATCATGTCTGAACTCGGATTAGCGGACATTATGATAGTCTTTCACCTCAGATGAAGCATATGTGCATTGCTGTTGCCTCCGCATTGAGCAAACGATCAATATAATAATGAACGCTTTTTTAATTGAGGAGTTTGCTCATGAAAAGAAACTTACAGTACGAGTTTCACCATTTTGGCATTCCATTACAGGATGGAAGATGCGAAGGAACGTTCAGTGAGAAGGCTGGAATGTTCACTTCCGACAATCCCGGGAAATTTAAAGTCCAGTGGCATCGCTTTACTGACGACTCACCACTTCATCCTTTACTGAAAACGGTACCTCATGTTGCGTTTAAAGTTGATAACTTATCAGCAGCCATCAGAGATGAAGATATAATCCTCGGCCCCTATGAGCCCATAGATGATTACTTCGTAGCAGTTATCAATGACGCAGGTGTTCCAATCGAACTGATTCAAACAACCCTGACGGATGAGGAACTTTGGGAGAGAGCAAGGACTGGTAAAGGAAGTCTCTATCGTAAATAAAAATGATACCGTTAGCTGTTTATCTTAGAGAGATTCAAAGTAATGATACGCTTTTAGTAACTCTTCTTCCGAAAGGGGCCCGTCTAAGTTAACCCCTGTGTCACTCACGATTTTATTCAGCAACGCTTCTCTCGTCATGCCAACTCGATTGGCTACATGGTTGACACAACTTCGTGCATGCGAAGCGCGGGAGGTAAGTGGTAAAGTCGAGTGCAGCACCTTTTTTCTTGATGATGAGTGAGACATAAAGCCCTTACGAAGACAAAAAAACCCCGCCAAGGCGAGGTCTTAATATCTTTAACGTGAGCGAAATACCCCATCGTTGGAACGAGATTAGCCAATTTCCGCCACGTTTGCAATAGCCAGTTATAAAATCATCTCGTAACTCTTTCGAGCATCTTTTCTGCGAAGGATTCTTCAACATGGCAGAACTCCACCAGCCTATCGAAGAATAATTTGAAGTTTCTGCGCCAGGTGGTTTCTGTAACTCCCAGCGCCTTGAATACCTCCGTATCTTTTAATCTCGGGTAACCACGTCCACTGCAACGAGGACATTGCTTAAAAACAGGAAGCCCCTGCAGCTCAGATTTTTTCTTATCAAGAACCTCGCCACGGCCACGGCAGCGGCATTCGTTCTTTGTGCTACCCTTCCCGTTGCACGCTTTGCAGATTACCCTTACCTGCTCACGAACAACTTTCACCTCTTCCCAGTCCGATGGCGATATCCCCTTTGTGACCTTGACCCACTTCGGTGGCTTTCCCTCCGGATAGGTCACCTTGTTGGTGAATACCTCAGCGTCAATGAACCCGGATCCGCCGCAACTACTGCATGTCACCTTGCTGGCCGCGCTCAGCGAATAGTCCCGGAAAACGTATCCAGCAAGTATGCGCAAGAACTCAACCCGCTGCTCTTCCTCCATAGCCTGAAGAGGCTTACTCAGGTTGGCGCGCTGAGTAGCAAGCTCATTGATAAAGGCGATTATATTATCCGGCGCCAGAACGCCCGCTTTTGCAAGGTAGAGTTCGATACCTATCGCCGATTTTGATGTTGCCAGCCCCAGGGCAGCCATGACGTCGGTAATCGTTAACGTATCAGCGGTGATCCCGCATGGTACAGCACCGGGCATCATCGATTTTGGTGAGAAAAATTTTGGTAACGCTTCAAGTTTCACAATTATGCCCCTGCTTTATAGATGCGGATTTGGTTTCTGAGGATTCGATAAGCCACCGGGAACGATCCCCGGTAACGAATAAGGTTCAAACGCTGCCAGCGCAGACGAAGAGACTCAGTAGCTTCAGGTTTCACTTGGCTTCCTCAATAATGATCTGCCCTTTCTCACCCCAGATTTTGGTGATGCGGCAATCCCATATGTGCGAATCATCGTCGTAGAGAGCATCCGTCAGGGCTTTAAGCATGTTGTCGCAGTCAGGTTTTGACTGATGTGGGCACCCGGCATGCTGCGCCCTTTTCTTCTGGCTCCAGCTTTGTGGCATGGGCATAACGAACGTGACGTGAGCGCCGGACTCCGGCAGGTGAATTTTGCGCAGACGAGCTTCATCACAGAATGCCCGGTAACGCATTACTGCCGGACGCTGTTTCCACTTATCAGCTCTGGTCATTCTGGGCTTGCCGATGGGCGTGATATCGTAGATTTTCATGATTTGATGAGTCCCTCACACCGCCAGATTTCGAGTGTCCGAAACACGCCTTCTGCATGCATCAGGCGCAATTCCTCATGGGTGAAGTCGGTGGTTTTCTTTCTGCCGTCGATGAGATCGTGGCAAGCACTGCAGGATATAGCGCCCTGTGTATCGTCCGGCTTGCATCCAGTTCCGCAGGTACCCGCCAGGCGGTAATGAGCCAGTACGCTGGTTTCAGGATTGCCATTGCAATACCCGGGGATCAGTACTGTGCATTCGCGGCCTCGGGCCGCTTTGCGAAGATTCGCCATACTCACCCCCACATCCTGTTGCGCCAGCGAGAGTCTGGCCGCGGCGGATTTTTGTCCTCCACCAGCTGCGCGCTGACGGTCCATGTCATAAAGTCAGGGTTTAAGCTTCGTTCGACCTTTACGCCCCGCTGGCGATATCTCGCAATCAGTTCGTCGGCCTGCTGCGTTGTGCATTCGTGATGGTGAAACCATGAGCGTTTCATCGGCATCACCCCGAAAAGCTTAAAAGCTGGTTTGCGGCGTTCTCAGCTTCCTGCAGGCTGTTGAACGAACGAGAGAGGATCCACCGCCAGAGAACATCGAGCGATGCTTTGTACAGTTCCTGGAACTCGCATTCGTCCATGCTTGCGAAAGAAATGCTGCGAGGGTGTTTTTTCAGCGTGCCGTCCGGCAGCTGTATGGCGTCATAGTGGCCGGCTTCTACGATGACCCACGCCCGGTAAGCATCGAAAGATTTGCAAATACTGATATAGCCGGATCGCTTCTCGGCTATTCGGTCGAGATATTGCCCGGCGGCATCAAGTAACGCCGATTCACTCCCGCCATATGCAGCAAGGAATTTGGCGTAACCTGTGATAAGCCTGCGCTCATTAGACGAAATCGCCCCGCCGGTAGGTTCCCAATATTCAAAACCGAGATTGAGTAAAGCAAAGTAACGGCGATGAAACGCCGGATTACGGACAAGTTTAAAGTCGGCCTCCAGAACGGCGCCGAGCTTGCATTTTGATTGTAGAAATTCGCTGGTCTCCTGCGTGGCAGGGATCAGTAAACCTTGTGACTGCTTTATTAAGTGCAATTGCGCCATGGTTTCTCTCCGTGGCGCAGTAGGTTAACGGTTGTTCAGGCCGTTGATTTCATATTATCAGAAGGTGGGATAACTCGGTAGCCGAGGCGATGCAGAAAACTGGTCATTGTGTTGAGATTAAATATTCCCTCGTCCTCAAGTAGCGGTCGCATAGAAGTAATCCCGCTAGCCGTGTACACCAGGGCTCGGCCAGCGGCCCTGATACTGCCCACAATTTCACCTGTAGAACGTTTAACCAGATCGTAATACTCGTCACTCTCACTGCGCATCCCTACCTCCCGGAAGCAAAATCATATACTGTGTTTTTATACAGTATAAATTAATGTTGAATCACTTACATGTGAAAATTACACGGTGCGAGGGATATGATGGCAGATGAAGATCACCCTACAAGCCACTATTTTCAAAAGAGATTATCACAATTGAAAGTTTGGGAGTTTTGTTTAACTTTCATGGCTAACGGAGTGAAAAGTTTTGCGCGGTTGTCGACGGCATATTTTGTGTATCGTATAAGCCCCTATTTACCAGTGCAAAAAAGAAAACCCGCCGAAGCGGGTTTTCTCATGCTGCCTTACCATTTCTCTCTGTCAACTTTGGCAAAATTGAAAGTAGAAGGCTATCCAGTTGTATAGTCTGGCAGTTTAGAAGAGACGACTACCACTGGGTAAGTTGCATTGACGCCATACTCAAGTAGTGAGCTAACCCGCCAGGCATTAACTAACCACTTTATTATGGCTACATCGAACATTTATTTCAGAAACTTGTTATACACGAAGAACTCAGTATCTCGCACAAATCCATTACGCTCATACAACGCCTGTGCGCGGATGTTATCTGTAGCGGTACTAAGCATAATAAATGCCGAATCGCTCTCCTTCGCCAGTTGCTCAGCACGTGAGATTAGTTTGTGTGCCACACCATGCTTCCGAGCTGACTCATCAACGAAAAGGTCATAAAGCAACCAAATACGTTTCATCTCAAGAGAGCAAAATAAAGGATAGAGCTGCGTAAAGCCTACCGCTTTCCCATCAACCTCGGCGTAAAAGATCACGGACTCATTAAGCTGAAGGCGCTTGAGAATAAAATCTCTGGCCTGCGAGGCATTTTCTTCGACCTCGTAGAAACGACGGTACCCGAGATACAGGGGAAGGATAGTATCCACATCATGTGGTTGAGCCTGGTAAATCTTCATACAAAAACCTCATAACTAATGAGTGTATAATTGTATTACAAATAATTTTTCCGATTTGTCCTTTTGTGGGCTTAAGTTCACTTTTCGCCCCCCCATTCTCCTGTTGGATTAATTTTTCGCCATAAAAGATAAAACCCGCCGAAGCGAGCTTTATCATGCTGCAATGTCTTTTTTCAGGCACATCTCCGGCAAATTAGCCCTCACCAGCGCCTCAGCGAATGGGGGCGGAACGGCATTGCCGCAGCGTGCAACCTGCTTATCCTTCGCATACTTCACACCGCGGTAATCCTGATCGATGATGTACCACTCCGGGAACCCCTGCGCCCGGTAAAGCTCATGCGGTTGCAGCATTCGCATCCCGATATCAACAATGCGGTAAGTCACTCCGCCGATATTCACCATCCCGGTGCAATCCTCCCCGCTGTATTCCTGCAGGAACGCCAGCACTTGCTGCGCGCGCTCTTCGTCATAGTCCTCGACCGCCAGAGTCGTTTTAACCTCCCCTACGTGCAGCCCGCCGGCAGTGATAGTCGGCATCGGCTCGTCAGTTGTCTGGCCATCACGGCAAGTACCGCGCAGTTTGACCAGGTGAGAAGCGACTAAGGCGTGGTGATCGACAGTCGTTACTGAATGCGCAGGCTCATCCAGCCCCACGCCCGGCCCCGTATAGTTGCCGCCGTAGTGCTTCGCCAGAAATGCGCTGGTCACAGCAAATTTGTTACCACCAGCGGTTACTGTCCCCAGTGGCTTTTCCAGCTGCAATACGCGCGGCTCCTGCCCTGGTCGTTCGCCATAGCCCATCTGAATTAACGTCGGCATTACCAGTTGCGATTTACCACCGCCGCCCGCTGTGATGGTTGCGCTTGGCTCGTCTGCGCGGTGGCCGACGCTGGCACCGAATTGCCGGGCGATAACTGGAGCGACGACGCGGGCTCGTGTCTCTTTCAGGATGGTGTGAGCAGGTTTATCAAGCGGGCGCGGTTTAGCCTGGTATTCGCTGCCACCGTTGCCAGCGAGGAACGGGACAAGGCCCGCCTCAACAATCCCCAGCGCATGACCATTCCCCCCCGGGCGCCTGGACGTGCCAGCGGTCACTGTCGGTACCGGATCGGTAACTGGCTGCCCGGTGGCGCCGGTGCGGAATTTTGTCAGATGAGGTACCGCGATTGCGTAGCCGTGGGTTTTCGTAATCGTCTGCAGCGGATCGTCCAGTGCCTGCCCCCGGAAACAGTCATATTTCCTGCGTGTCGTTGTGTGATTGCACTTCACGATGAACGGCGACGCGCTGTCGATAACAAAACGCTGGATGCCGCGCGCGATACGTTTTAACGTATTCTCCGCCAGCGGCTTTTTTCGATCAAAGATGCTCGGCGCCGGGATGGACCAGTCGATGCATTCTGCAGCTGTGTGCCATGGCGCCAGTTTTCCGGCCAGCACCGCCGGTGATTTCGGATCTCCATGAGTGGCTTCCGGCCATACAATCGGCTTCCCATCGCAACGCATCACCATGAAGAATCGCTTACGGATGGTCGGCGCACCATAATCACATGCGCGCAACTCGCGATACTCAACGGTGTAACCCAAACCGTTTACCAGTCGTGCTGCATCCTCGCTATCAAGGGAAATATTCAGAAATTCGCAGCATTCGGCCAGCGCCGGATGATCCGCTGAAATGCCTGTGGTCAGCATGCCAATGAATGCCTCAAAAGTCTCGCCAGCACGGGCTGGATCTGGACGCATGTCACCAGCGAGCAGCGGCCCCCACGTTTTAAATTCTTCAACGTTCTCCAGCTTCATCACTCGGGGTTTAACATCCAGCCCCCAGCGCAGTACCACCCAGGCCAGTCCACGGATCGCTTTCTCGACAGGCTTAGCTCCTTTCGCCTTTGAAAAGTGACGGCAATCTGGTGAAAACCACGCCAGCGCTACCGGGCGGCCAGCGGTCGCGACCTTTGGCCTGACTTCGTAAACCGATTCGCAATAGTGCAGCGTGTCCGGGTGATTAGTGGTATGCATCGCTACAGCGTTCGGGTCATGATTAATCGCAATATCCACACTGCGCCCAATCGCCAGCTCGATGCCCGTTGAGGCGCCGCCGCCGCCAGCAAAGTTATCAACGATGATTTCGCTCTCTCTCACGCGTATTTCTCCATGGCACAGGCCAGCGAACGAGCCGCGGCGATAATTGACGATACCGGCATTTTCTCCAACCACATACGGTTGATATGATGATGAAGTCGGCGTTGGTGATGCGCCGGGAGTGTCCCGGCTTTTTCAATCTGAGCGAAGACCATGCTGACTTCCGCTGGCCATACTGTTTCAGGCACATCCACGAGCAGTAGGCTTTCCAGTTCCTGCAGGCGTTTGCAGGCGTATTCCAGTGAAGAGTCCATCAATCAGCCTCCACCTTGATGCCAGCGGTGGCAACTGTACGCGCATAAACGATCACGCCATCCTCAGGGCGCTTGCGCGGTAAAAAGATACCAGGGCGCGGCCACAACGCAATAAAGCGACATTCGCTGTTTTCAAGACGGTGAAATGCTTTCTCGCTCATTACACCTACCGGGCGAAGTTGCTCCTGTTCGCGCTCCAGCTCTGCGATGCGCGCCTGTAACTCCTCGCAATGGTCCGTTATCCCACGGCATTGAGTTTTCCAGTAGGCTTCCATCCCCTGCGCCTTCTCCAGCGCCTCTACCAGCGCGAGGATGTTGGCAGGGTTAGCCAGGGCGATGAATTCGGCATTACGCTGCGCCGTCTCATCCCATGCCACATGCCCCTCGCCGTCGTATTCCTCGCAGATGCAGGCGGCGTCACTGTTGAGCGAATCAAAGAGGGTTTGCCCGTCAGAGCCATAAATTGCGTATGAGGTGAATCCCTCCATACAGTCATCGCCAGACCCGTAGCATCTTTCGTTTTTAACTTCGTCGGCCCACCATTCGCCCTGCGTCGCTTTCCCTGCTGCGGCCTTCATACGCTGCGCCAGTTCGGTGATATCAGTCATGGCTGGGCTCCTCGAATAACACATCACCCTCAATACCGCCGACCTGATAAACGATCGAACCATCGTCTCGATATTCCATTGGTGCAGCGCTCCAACCTTCGCCATTAGGATCGTCATCGTCTCCTACCTGGACAAATCCTCCAGTAACCACACGGGCCGGATACATTTCACCTTCAGTCCAGTATCCTTCGGTATCCTTAATGCAGAGAATTTGCAGTGAGTTGCTCATTTGGCCCCCTCGCGCATCTGGTTTGCAAAATTGACCATCGCATCATGAAACTCGATTGCCCCTGAGGTTCGCTTCTCGGCTTCTTCGTAGCTGATATCAAGCCTGTCCATAACACAGTCAGTTTCAAGATAGTCAGAGCAGGCATCCAAAGAAGCGGTAATCGCATCAGCCTTAATCCCGGCTAGGTAAACGTCGGTGGCGGAAAAGTCCAGCTCATCGGAGCATGGGATAACTTCGCCGTATACGCGCTCCATAGCTTCATCCCAGCCATATCGGCAGGCATCGTACCGGTCAGTAATGCCACGGTCTTCCAGTCCGCACCCCATGCCTTCGGCGTGGTACTGAGGTTCGTTATCCAGGTTGGTTACGGAGTCAACGATCTGTTTCATCGCTACATTTTCCAGAGCTAACGCCACATTCTCCGCAGCCCGCTTATCCATTTCGATGCTACGACCTTTCCAGCCCTCCCACATTGCAGCCATCATCATGAACCAGACATTCCCGCACCCCACTCTCTTCTCGTTAAAGAACCAGGTAACAAACTCAATGCTCATCTCGTTTTGCTGCGCAATTTGTTCGATTTCGTTACCCATGAATAGCCTCCTGAACATCTAAAACTCGCTGAAAAACGGGGCTGCCAAGCAGGCTGTAATTCATCCCAACAGCAAATTTCGGCACCAGGCCAAAACGCTTCATGTCAAAGTCGATGACGGCCCGCTGATCGCGGAACAACCCCAAGCGACCATGCCGGACAACCTCGCCAGTCGCTTCTGCTTCGGAAAAATACCGCTGAACAGTAGCGCGGCTCAGGCCCAGTTTTTTCATTGCCTCGGCGGTCGTGAGTCGCCCCTGATGCCTGGTGATCCGAATCACTGCACGGACGTACTCTCTGCGCTCAACTGCTGACAATCCTCTAGCCATACATACCTCACTTAACGACACGCAAATGACGCACGTTTTTGCGATAGCTGTCCCATTCAAAATTCACCCACATACCGCCGTCCATCTGGAGACGGTCAAGAATCCGCATACCCAGTGTTTCCTTCAGCGATTCATAGTTCAGGTTGGTTAGGATGCCGACAGGTCGCATGGAGGACAGCCGGCGATCGATAACCTGATTCAGGATGACTTTTTCACCGCTGCTTCCGCGCTGAATACCCACCTCATCCAGAATAAGCAGGTCCACATGGCACAAATCCTCCAGCAATGACGCCTCTGACTGCCCGCCGTCATAACATTCCCGAACACGCAGCATGAGATCCGGAATGGTTACCACCAGCACAGAGCTGCCACCAGCCAGCAGGTGATTTCCGATTGCCGCCGCCAGATGGTTTTTACCGGTGCCCGGCGCTCCGCTGAATACGAAACTCGCAAACCCAGAGCCGAAATGCTGCGCATAACTTTTCGCCATCGAGAGCGCCCGACGCTGGCCATCCGACTCAACCTGATAGTTAGCGAATGTGCAGCTGCGGTGCAGATCCTGAATTCCAGCACGTCCAAAGATTTTCTCTGCACGTGCGCGCTGGTTTTGTTTTTCCAGTTCCTCGCAGCACTTACGGCCTTCTTCGGCTTGCCAGGCACGCCATTCATCAACGCTGCCGAATTTTGGCTGAACGCCAGGGGGAATGAGTTTTTTCAGTCGCTCCAGTGCATTCCCGGTACCAATCATGTTTTTCATCGCTACCCCCTGAATCCCGATGGGATGGTTTTGTCAGGTTCCGAAATCTGATTGGGATCTCGTGCTCCTGGCGCCTGCTGAATCGCCCACGGTTCGCTGAAATGCATACCAGGGCCAAAAAACGTTTTCGCCTGTTTCACGTACTGCGTGTTAAGGATTCCCTCGGCTTTAACGAAAGCTGCGTAACGCTCCACTCCTGCGAAGATTTCCGCCGTAGTGGTTCCATCCCTGATTCGGGCATTCCAGGCTTTGAAGGCATCGGATTTGCTGTTACCCCCTGCCCGCCTGGGATAAACCGACCAGACCTGCTCGAAATCATTCGGGTATATTTTTTGGGAATCAGGTTTATCGCTTTCGTCCTGGTTTTGATCTGCTGGGGGTGTGGCGGAGCCATGCCCCGAATTATCTTCTTCCTGATCCTGTTCCTGCTCCTGATCCTGTTCCTGGTTAAGGAACGGTTCGAGAACTCTTTCGGAACCCTTTAGTTTTGCGATGCCGATGTGGGATATTGCCGAGGCTAAAACCCGCGCCAGCTCTGGCTTCACCGTAGATTTGTCCGGGACCTGATCAAACAAACGAAGTGCTGCAATTCCCTGGTTTGGGTTTTCAACTGAATTCCAGGTCAGAAAGTTACGAATTAGCACCCATTTCGATGACGAATCACGCGTTGCGAAACCGTTAGCCGATAGCTCATCAAACCCTTTCGAAACCCTTTCAGGAGTCCATGCAAGGTCTTCCGAAACGTATCCATCAGGCAGCCTGAAGCATCCGATCATGTTTGTGTGTTGCCCGGTGAGCAGGTACAGCGCCAGCAACCTGGCATCATCCGATACCCGGCGCATTCCATCGCTTATCCAAAATGATGTATGCACCTTGCCGTAATCACGCATAGAGACCCCGTTGTTGCTTAAACTGGTGTGTTTTCATCACCAAGCACCCACCGCAAAGCCGCTGCGTATTCGCCGCTGGCGGTTTGAAGTTGCTGGGTAATTTCCTTACGGGATTTAAGACGCGGCTTTGTGTCACCGAGAACAGCGCGCTGGCGGCGAGCTTTCTCGTGGCCAGTTACACCCTCTGCCGCTGCCTCTAACTGTTTGACCGTTTCCCGTTGCTTTTCCGGTGGCATATCGACCAGCTGACGAGCTTGAGTGACAGTGACTTTTCCAGCCTCAACCGCCGCCTGGACGGCCTGCGTAGCATCCAGTAGAGCCACGGTTGCCTGGACAGTTTTTACGCTGCAGCCAAAAAGCAGGGCAATGTCATTTTCGTCATGACCGTATTCCATCTGCTGAACCATTTTTTTTGCCCGGCCCAGTGGGGTATCTGGTTGCGTGATCTCGTTTTCGCTGACCATGTATTTGGCCATTTGAATTGCCGAGCCGCGCTTAGCTATACCGGGTACCGGCCAGGGTTCCAGCCCTGCCCGCTTTCTCCTGGCGTTTGCTTCCATAGCGTTCTTTACGCGCTGCCGACCTGCAACCACGCAGGTTTTCCCTGTCTCTGGGTCCTTCCACACGATAATCGGTTCGAGTACCCCAAGCGCCATGATGTTGAGGATCACAGCTTCATTAAGCGGTAGGTGTACTCGTTCGTCGTACAGCGGGTGTGTTGTATCGGTAACCAGATGCAGGTTTTCCGGTTCGAAAAACAGGACGTTGCTTTTACCGCTGGCGCCGTACGCGTCGATCGAGTTTTTAGCCATGGGCGCCCCCGTTATTGAAATTCAGTTGGTTCGTGTTCATAATTTCCCCTGTGAATTGATCCAGTTAATTCGCAAAGAAAGCCGTAGGTGTTGCAGCACCGCGGCTTTCACCTTTCTGAATTCCAGCATCACGTCACTCCTAGCATTGAAGTGACAATGGCCATCAGCGGCGCCGTTAACTCAGGGTCTATCCGGAACATCTCGACAATTCCCTCGCTCAGTTCTTTCAGCTTCTGATGGCGTGGTGCCCCCATAGCAACGGCAACCTTTGCTTCGCTGGTTTCTTTTTCCAGACGAGCCAGACGGGACATAAAATTGTCACCGGGCAAAAGACGGTGACGGTATTCCAGCGGGAGAACGGCCAAGATCGCCGGTGTAAGAAGACGCACGTTCTCGCGATACCTCTCAGATTCAGCCGGGTTGTCCAGGTAGCGAAAAAGCTTCTGTCGGGCTCGGCTTATGTCATCAGGAAAGTCGATCTCCTCGCCGCCCTGCTGTCGCCATTCCTCGACGATGTACGCAGATACAACATCCTGCCCAGCAGCTGCAGCCCAGGCGCGAACGGCTGAGCGAATGTTGTCGTGCTCTGCCACTATCGGCTGATTTCGCTTTATCAAAGCGCCGGTCTTGAATCCGGTATTTTGTTGAAAGGACATTATTTGCATGATCCGGCCCCTTGTTTCGGCAAGCCGTCAGTTGGATTCGGGTAGAGATCCGGGCGAAGTTCGTGCGGGGTGACGCCGGTGATGTTGAATATCGCCAATACCCGGTCGTGAGGAACAACGCCTTTGTAGCGATTCTTCCAGCGACTTACCGACATGGGTTTGATGCCCAGTAGGGTTGCCAGATTGCTAGCTGTACCTACTTTTTTGATGGCCTTTTCTAATCCGTTCATAGTCGTCTCCGGTGAGTATACACATCAATTAAGCCTAAGACTTAATAATCAGTCAAGCCCTAGGCTAATTTAAATTTATAAGCAAAAGGCTTACTCTTCTGATATGACTGAGAAAAAATTACTTAACCCGATTCTCGTAGAGCGCCTGACAGAACTAACTCGCCGCGGGATGACAAAATCTGATATGGCCAGGGTTGCGGGAATTACGCCGCAGTCCGTTAACGGCTGGTTCAAGAAAGGCGCCATGAGTAAGGAGTCTGCACTTGCGGTCGCAGATGCCGCCGGGGTGTCAGTGCCCTGGTTACTGGGAGAAGAAGTTAATGAAGGGAGTGGGCTAAAGCCCGACGAACAGCGTTTGCTGGAGCTCTATCGCCAGCTACCAGAAGATGAGCAACAAAACATACTGCGGATCGTATCTCTACGCCTGAAGGAACTTGATGAGCTGTACGCAAAGTACATGGGGCGGCGGATTAAGGGTGATTCGGAGTAACACGACGCTGACGTACAGGCAGCATGGGTAGATTAATTAAATCTTTGCAAATTTAGTTGGTGCGTAATCGACGTAAGATCGAATCGCAATCTAATTTCCAGGGTGTGTTCGTTTTGAAGAACAGCTTTTATGAGGTTAAATCATACAGTTATGGATAATTTACCATCACCCGGAGAACAGCTAGATCTCAATCTTATTCCAATTAGAGAGGTGGAAATAGATGGAATACAGATGGGGGTCCTTGCAAACGGTACACCATATCTTACTATGCGTGGACTTGCCATCATGTGCGGCGTTGCCCCATCAGTTATACAAGGCATTGCGGCGAACTGGTCTCAAGAAAAAACACGCCCCAGAGGGAGGAAAATTAATGAGTCGCTTCTTGCTCAGGGATTTAATTCTGAAAGCTTGGTAATAGCAACTCGAGGTAATGGTGGCGATGTCCATGCATACACCGATGCGGTATGCATGTCCATACTAGAATATTATGCTTTCGATGCAAGCCAAACAAACGCAGAAATAGCCAGAAGAAATTACAGGATCTTAGCAAGAGATTCCTTTAGGCGATTCATTTACAGCAAAACTGGGTACAGTGAAAATCCTGTCACTCAGTCGTGGGTAAACTATCAAGAGCGGATTCTACTTAACGATCAGTTACCATATGATTATTTTTCTGTTTTTCGTGAAATCGCTGATTTAATGGTTCATTTGGTGAATGGAGGTCTAGTTGTGGATCAGCATACGGTACCTGATGGCAGTGTCGGTATCGCATGGGGAAAATACTGGACTGAAAATGGACTCGATGAAAAATATCGCCCACGAACACGCTATGGACATACCTTTCCAAGTAGCTATGCACAGGCTGCAGCAAACTCCAATATCAAGCCATGGATCTATCCGATAGAAGCGCTCGGTGAATTCAGAAAATGGATTTATGCTTCGTATGCCGTTGAAAACCTTCCAGGTTATTTGCAAAGAAAACAAAGTGCTGGATTAGTAGGAAACGTTGAATTGCTTCTTGAGGCGATGAAGAGACCTGAACTCCAAAAACCTCAATAACTGCGGGCGAACCCGGCCGCCGTGCCGGGTTTTTATTGCCTCTACTCTTTTGGTAGCGACAGAACGTCAATTGCCAACTCCACAGCCAGATTGGCCTAGTCTTCCAGCCACTATACCTGAATCATCACTATCAGCGCCTCTCTTGACGGCTCGCGCTGCTTTACCAGCAGTTGCAAAACCGCGATCCCAATAACCTGCGCTATCTGCACCGCGAAAAACTCATCATCGTTCCCCATATCAGCAGCCCTCTTTGGTGTTTTTGTGAGCATAACAAACTGCCACTCCCCATAAAAAATTAAGGCACAAACTTAACCTCAATTCAGCTCAAGACTTGACAAGGTTTAAGCCTAAGACTTAATATTAACTCACACAACAACCCACCCTGGCAGGATGCCCACGAAGTAGCTGCCGGCGGCATACGAATCACCGGATGAGGTGGAGAGAGCAACGCGCAGTAGGTTTAAACGTTCCGCTACCCGGCGATAAGGGCTAACAAACGAGGTTAACCATGGAATTCAAAGATCTCCCCCAAAAGGTGCAGGAAATCGCAGCGCAGTGCCTGGCAGATAAAATCAGCGGTACATCTGGTTTTGGGCAAGGGATATTGAAAAACGAGCCTGTGAAAGAGAAGGCCCGTCAGGTAAAGGAGGCTTTCGTTGAGCTGTATTCCTTGCCTGTGGCACAGCCATCTTTGCTTACTGATGACAGGGAATTAAGCGATGTTACCCGCGACGCTTACTCTTCCCGATCAAACACCCCGGGAAAGACATGAGGCATCTCGCGACGAACACCCTTGAGATGCTCAAGCATGACATCGTCATTTTCCTTCTTGTGGTCATGCTCTTTAAAGTCGAGGGAATTATTAATTAGTTCCTTCAAAAATTTAAGTTGCGCCGGGGTTTGAATGGCCAATAGAGACTTAATCACAAACCGCTGAGCGGTTAGCTGTTCCCCGTGCTCCTTAAGCACCTCAATAATTCGAGTTAATTCGATTGAGTTACTCATATATTTCCTTGCTGGCTGTGTGAGAACTACCAGCATACCACCGAGCCTGAAGTGGTTAAAAGACAGGCATACATGAGGAGTTGAAATGAGCAAGAACGGTATCAGAGCCATGGTCATTTCGGCAGTAATTGGGCTCTTCATCTGGATCGCGCTTTTCTGCGCACTGAGGGGATTGTTTCTATGAATGATTTCGCACGCAAACCCGCTCGTCAGCAGGCTGTTCGCTTAAGTCCGCTGTCAGCTTTCATCCGCCGGGTGTGCTACATGCTCGCGCAAAAAGGAGACCCTTCATGAGCACGATGTTTGCCCTGGTTCTCACCGTCAGCATGCTGACGGGCGGTAATCAGGATGTCCTGCTCGGCGTTTACGACACTGAGAATGACTGCAAGGCAGCTGCAGAAGAGCAACACGTGAAAGCTGAATGTTATCCGCTGAAAGGTGTACTGGACGAGCATCCAGCAGGGTTCACGGTGCAAATGTAGGGGGAAGAATGCAGAAGAAATGCGGTTACTGCTGTAAAGCAATCGAGGGAAAACCAGTGGTAAGCACCCTGTTGTACCTCCAGGGGAACCAGCTCGCACGGAAAGAAAAAGAGTACTGCTCTGAACGCTGCGCCTCTTACGACCAGATGGCGCACGAGAGCTAACGTAAACCCGCCGAAGCGGGCTGTACGTCCGGTGCCACCGACCAAAGTTACACCGGAAATTACCAAAACCAATGACAACCCTGAATGGGCGCTACCAATGGCCCGGGGGATTCTACATCCAAAATAGAGGCTATCACATGGAATATTTTTATCTGATAAAAGCAACTCAAAAAACGGGTAAAGCTGATGCCGTAATCTGGCGTACCAATAAATCAGAAGCTCGCGCCCTTCTGCAACTGGACGTCGATCTGGAAGACGCCGGGATCGAAACAGGCCGCGGCAAAGACTATCAAAAACCAATTCGCACCGATTTCCCGGTATTCAATGACCTGCCGGCGGAGGGTGTTCTCGATTACTCATGGTGCGAACGCTACCAGCTCGGCGACGATGGCCGCACCTGGGCTCTGAAGCCAGGTCAGGCGCCTGCGGATCATCACATCGATGATGCCGGAATATCCGCTGAGCCCGTTAGTGGCGAGCTGGTTGATGCCAATACTACTGGTGACGCGGCACAAGGTGAGACCGTGGAAACTTTCGGTAGCGATGAATACCAGAACGATTCAAGCGCGCTTTTTAACGTGGCAGAACTCCCCTTTCGCGCTCAGCTGCTGGCGCAGTACATGGCCGAAGAACGTCACGTTTATCATATCAGCATGCCTCACCGGCAGGAGCTGTCAGTTCTTGAAATGGACACTGATAACGCAGCCGTCCAGGATCTGATTCTGGCCGCCGAGAATATCCCTGAAATCAAAAAATACGATATGCCGGCGCTCTGGAAATTCACCAGTGCCAATAAAAAAGTCTTCCCGGAAGGGAAGCGGCATGAGCTCGGCAAGCGTATCCAGTTTGCAAAGCTGTGGTTCGCCACGAACGCAATCGACCGCGGCATTCTCACCAGGGAATGGGCTGCCGGTAACTGCATTTCTTCGGTTATGAAAACTGATGCAGGTACGAATGCTGGCGGCGGTAATAAAACCGATCGCAATCCTGACTACACCCATACCCTTGATACGCTCGATGTAGAAATAGCCCTGGCCACAATGCCAATGGATTTCGATATCTACAATTTCCCGGCATCAATTCACCGCCGGGCCAAAGAGATCGTCCAGAAGAAAGAAAGTCCGTTCAAGGAATGGTCTGCAGCGCTGCGCAAGGTCGCAGGCATCCTGGATTATTCCCGCGCAGCCATTTTTGCCCTTATTCGTGGCGCCACCAGCGATATTCATCATTTCCCGGTAAGTCTGCAGACCTATATCAATGCGAACCTGACCGAGCATAAGCATGACGCCCCTTCTGCTGAGACGCTTGAAAAAGCTGGTCATGTTTCATCTGCCGCCGTCACTCTGGACGCTGTGAAAAAGGCTATCGATGGAGATGAAGGTGTGCCTGACCTGGAAACTCTCCCAACTGACTTTCAGGTAATTGGCACCGAACTGGTGAAAGAAGCTCAAAAGAAACGTCCTGACGTTAATCGGGTTCTGGCCGCCGAACGCGGCGAATATGTTGAAGGGATTAGCGCCCCTACAGATCAGAAGTGGGTAACCGAAGACCTGACCAAGCCCAAACAGCCTGAAGTTTCAAACATGGGCAATGGTGTTTTTTCGATTGATGGTCTGATGGATAGCCAGACATCACCAACACCAGCACTTTCTATCGTGGACCAGGCGCGCCAGCGCGCTGCAGAAGAAAAATTACATCCAGCTAATTCCGGGGAAACCACCAGCGATGTGCAGATGGAAACGGCTCAGCCGGTCGAAGACGAAAATGATAATGCGGTATTAGCAGGCGAAGGCGCTGATGAGCCTCCTGCGCAAACAACTGCCGTGAACATGAGCAAAATACTGGCTGAACGCTGCCCGGATCTTACCGCCGAAGTGCTGAAAAGCCAGGTTTCCGAGAGTGCTCATAGCGATGAAGAGGAAGAGGATGAACAAGCAGCGCCAGCATGGCCGGAGTATTTCGAGCCTGGTCGATATGAAGGCGTGCCAAATGAGGTCTACCACGCCGCTAACGGTATCAGCTCCACGATGGTTAAAGATGCACGGGTATCGCTGATGTATTTCGAGGCGCGCCACGTATCTAAAACCATCCAGAAGGTACGCTCCCCTGTTCTGGATATGGGAAATCTGGTGCATGCACTAGCGCTGCAGCCTGAGCAGTTGGAAACAGAGTTCAGCATCGAGCCGGAAATCCCGGAAGGCGCCTTCACCACGACGGCGACGATCCGCGCATTTATCGACGAGTACAACGCCGAGCTTCCGCCGCTGTTGAGTGCTGACGATATCAAGGCGCAGTTGGAGGCGCACAACGCCACCCTGCCCGCTCCTGTACCTCTGGGCGGCGACAAAGATGCAATTGGCATTGCGTATCTGGAATTACCTGACGAGTTCAAGCGAATCGTTGGTGACGATAAAAACTTTACCGCGTCAGCAATGAAGGCCTGCATCAAAGAATACAACGCCACCCTGCCAGCGACTGTTAAAACCAGCGGCAGCCGTGATGCCATGTTGGAACAACTGGCGATTATCAATCCTGACATGGTTGCTCAGGAAGCGCAGAAGGCGCAGCCGCTGAAAGTATCGGGTACTAAGGCGGATCTGATTCAGGCCGTGAAATCGGTTAAACCGGATGCCGTGTTTGCCGATGAGTTGCTGGATGCATGGCGCGAAAACCCTGAAGGAAAAGTGCTGGTTACCCGCCAGCAGCTGGCTACGGCACTGGCCATTCAGAAATCACTGTTGAATCACCCGACCGCTGGCAAGTTGTTGACGCACCCGAGCCGTGCCGTCGAGGTGAGCTATTTCGGCATTGATGAGGAAACCGGGCTGGAAGTTCGCGTGCGTCCTGACCTTGAGATAGACATGGGCGGCCTGCGCATCGGAGCGGACCTGAAAACCATCAGTATGTGGAACATCAAGCAGGAAGTCCTGCGCGCAAAGCTGCACCGGGAAATCATCGAGCGCGATTACCATCTGAGCGCGGCTATGTACTGCGATGTCGCCGCACTCGATCAGTTCTACTGGATTTTCGTCAACAAAGACGAGAACTACCACTGGATCGCCATCATTGAGGCATCCGAAGAACTGCTGGAACTCGGCATGCTGGAATATCGCAAAGCAATGCGTGCCATCGCGAACGGTTTTGACACTGGCGAATGGCCGGCGCCGATTACCGAAGACTACACCGAAGAACTTAACGATTTTGATATGCGCCGTCTCGAAGCGCTGCGCGTACAGGCATAAGGGGGAATAACAATGTCCAATTTAGTCGCAACTACTGAAAACCAGACCCAGAAGATCGACAACGTTTCTATCCTGACGAACGGTGAATTGTTTAACCGCCTGCGCACGCTCTCGGAAGTAATGGCCAATAGTGGAAACTTCGTGCCTGAGCATTATCATGGGAAACCAGATGCGTGCATGGCTGTAGTGATGCAGGCCGCGCGCTGGGGTATGGATCCGTTTGCAGTGGCACAGAAAACCTTCATCGTGGGTAACTCAGGTGTGCTTGGCTATGAGGCACAACTGGTGAATGCGGTAATTAACACCATGGCTCCAACCAAAGACCGGATCCATTTTGAATGGTTTGGTGCATGGGAAAATATCGTTGGCCGCTTCATTAAAAAAACCAGCGGCAAAGGTAACGACTACATCGCGCCGGGCTGGGATTTGCAAGATGAAGCTGGCGTGGGCGTCCGCGCCTGGGCAACGCTCAAAGGAGAATCAGAACCTCGTGAGCTTGTGCTGATGCTTTCGCAGGCACAAGTCCGCAACTCTACACTGTGGGCGAGCGACCCCCGCCAGCAACTGGCCTATCTCGCAGTTAAACGTTGGGCGCGACTGTACTGCCCGGATGTGATCCTCGGTGTCTATACCGCCGATGAAATTGATGAGCGTGAGGAGAAGGTGATCAACCCCTCGTCTGTTGAAAGGGTCACCATTGATGAGATTGCCAGCAGTGCGGGAACATCAGCCAGTGCACAGGAATCAACCAAAAATATCGATCAGTTAGCCGACGATTTGCGTGACCGCATTGAAAAAGCAGTGACAGTCGACCAGGCAAGCGCAATCCGTGGTGACATCGAAACCCAAAAATCAACACTTGGTACCGCGCTATACACGGAACTGAAAAATAAAGCCGTTCGTCAATATCACCTGGCTGATCACCGTAACCGGGTGGAAGCGGCTATCAATTCACTGCCAAATCCTGGGGATCCGGAAGCCGCAGAATCGTTTGCTAAAGCCGAAGGTGTTCTCAATACCGCCAAACGTTACCTGGGCGATGAACTGTACGACCAGTTTCGAATCACCCTGGACGACATGAAACCGGAATACGTGGGCTAAGGGAGGCGGGAGGGTTCACCCTCCCGGTAACGATATGAGCAAATCACTTAACGCACGATGCATACGCCGCTGGAAAGTTGAATTCAAAGGGCGCTGCGATTCGAAATATAGCCCCTACTGGCACAAGCGCGATCTTCGCGGTTACATCCGTGAGGCGGCACTGACTACGGCGTATTGCATGGTTGAAAACTTGGCCTACAACAACGCAATGCACGATTTTTTCGCTGATGTGGGTGACAGAAATGGCTGGTCGCCAGAGTTCTCAGCATGGTACGACGGGCGTCGAGAGCATTATCTCAAAGAAGCTCGCGACTACCTGAATGAAGAAGCCACCAACGACGAAATCGACGACGAAATTCAGAACGAGCTGGAGGCCTGGAATGACTGATATCGCCACATTCACTAATGAGCAATTAATCGCCGTGTGCCGTGCTGACGTGGCGGAAATGTCGAAGTTTTTAAAAGAGGGTGAATTCAGCAATCCGTCCCGCGCAGCCATGTATTTGCGTATTACTGAAATCGCATTGGCTGCGCTGATGGGGGAGTTCTCATTTGCTCGCAACCAGGTACGCCGCGAGCACGCCGAGTGGTCACAGTCCACCTTCGGGAATGTCGGCCCGATCGGCCCACTGAAGCACCTACGAAGAGAAGTGCTGGAAACTATCGCTAAGCCGCATGATCTGATCGAGTGGGCTGATATGCAATTCCTGTTGTGGGATGCGCAACGCCGTGCCGGTATCACTGACGAGCAGATTACCCAGGCGATGATCGATAAGCTCGCGGTAAATAAAGCGCGCCAGTGGCCCGAGCCAAAGGATGGGGAAACTCGGATGCATTTACGAAGCGAAGACGAAACACTCAACGCCAGGCGCCGCCGTAATCGTGAATCTAATGCGCGCGCTCGCGAACGTGAAACGCCCACACAACGCAAAGCCAGACTGGCGAAAAACAGATTGAGAATGGCTCTTCGTCGTAATGGAGGTGCCAAATGAGCCTGAAACACCGCCTGCCCGAGCTGGAAGCCAGCATCGACCCGGCTGCATTGCGCGCAGCCGCCGACGAATATTCGGATCTGCTTCTGACTTTGTGCTTATGCATGAAGATGGCCGGCCCCACCCGGGCAAACGTGCGCACCTGCGCCACCGAGCTTAAAAAACGCCTGACAACCTGGCACAGCCAGAAAGAACTCAATGCAATTCTGTCCAGTTGGGATCCCGTTGGCTATGTTCTCGGCCTCCGCCGGGAAGCGAACGACAACGCGCGCGCAGCTGGCGATCCGATTGATGTCTTTGTGTGAGGTGAATATGCGACTGATTAACCGAAGCAAACAATCACCGCTGGGCCGCCAGGCTTGTGATGCGGCGCTGGCTAAGCACGTAGAGCGTTACGGCGATTACGGACGCAGCCAGATGAAAGAGACGTATACGGTGCAGATTGAAGGAGTAAAGGTCTGGGTGGAGGTGGTGAACCGTAAAGCGAGTTACGTGGCCACGGCTATGACCGGCATGCGCCGGTTGAGAGCCCTCCCCGGGCAGGTCGCCTGATAACGAATTATCAATCCACTACGGCGCGCATGCTTATACTCGGCATGTCGCCAGAGAGGTTTATATGGCGCAAATCATTTTTAATGAAGAGTGGATGGTTGAAAAGGCTCTGATGGCACGAACTGGCCTTGGAGCCCGGCAGATTGAAAGTTACCGACAAGGAGCCTGGATAGAAGGCGTTCACTTCAAAAGAGTTTCCCCTTCTGGCGAAAAAACTTTGCGCGGGACTACCTGGTACAACTATCCGGAAATTAATAAATTTATCCGGGATTCGTAAATGGCAACACTACCTACAGGCGTAGAGATTCGTGGTAACAGAATATGCGTCTGGTTTATGTATAAAGGTAAGCGCTGCCGCGAAGTGTTAAAGGGGTGGATTGTAAGCCCCGCAAACATAAAAAAAGCTGGTAATTTAAGAGCGGTAATTACCAGCGAAATAAACATGGGGGAATTTGATTACGGGCGTCGATTCCCCTCATCCAAAAAGGCAGTAGCGATTAATGCCACGTTACAGGTGAGCACATTTCATGAACTGTGTGAACTATGGCTTAAAATTAAAGAAACTGAAATCAGCGCCAATACTCTTAAGAAAACAAAATCCCAGGTTGATACAATAATAAAAATCATGAACGGAAACACTATGCTCACTGCTATTGGATATAGTGACGTTCTTAATTGTAGAAACGAATTGCTAACAGGAGAAACCTTCTATTCAAAAAACAAGCGTAAAAATAAAAAAGGCAGAACAGTTTCGACTGTCAACAATTATGTTTCTTTACTGTGCTCTATTCTTAATTTTGCGTACATGTCGGGTTTTATCCAACATAAACCATTTGAGAGCGTAAAAAGCCTGCGTAAGACAAGGGTTAAGCCTGACCCACTTACAAGAGAGGAATTTGCAGCCCTCATGGCAAGCGAACGAGGCCAAAGCCAGAACATGTGGAAATTCGCCGTCTATTCTGGTGTGCGGCATGGTGAGCTGGCGGCTCTGGCATGGGAAGATGTCGATCTGGATAAGGGCGTGATACACGTTCGCCGGAATCTGACAGCAAACGGCATGTTCGGCCCACCAAAAACAGCAGCAGGAAACCGGACGATACAATTGCTCGGCCCTGCCCTGGACGCGCTTAAAGCGCAGCATGAACTGACAGCTGGACATCCGGTATCCACTATCACGTTTCACCACAGGGAATACGGCTCAAGCGAGGAACAGAATTTGCGATTTGTTTTCATGCCGCGGAGACGGAAAGGCGAGCAAAAACCCTGCTACTCGCACAGCAGTATAGGCAGCAGATGGGAAGCTGCAGTAAAACGCGCTGGCATTCGCCGCAGGAATCCGTACCATACGCGGCATACTTTTGCCTGCTGGCTCCTGACGGCTGGCGCAAACCCGTCTTTTATAGCCAATCAGATGGGGCATGAAAACGCGCAAATGGTGTACGACGTTTATAGTACATGGATAGAAGAGATGAACGGCGACCAGGTTTCTATGTTGAATTCCCGGCTTGGGCTTTAA